TCAGCGAATGAGCAATCTGCGGACGAGGACGACCTCCAGCTCATTCGACTTGCGGTAGTAGTCCTGGTTGCCGTGGCCGAAGTCCTGAGCCCAGGCATAAGCGTCGAAATGAGCGAACCGGGTGGAGGTCCAGATCCAGCCTTCGGGCAAGGCCTCTGCGCCGCCGGTGCGGAACTCCGCGATAGCGGTCTGGACCGGCGAGGCCTTGGTGTAGGGATAGCCGGGCGGGATGCTCGAAGGATTGTCGCCCGATCGCCATTGGTCGTAGGTTTCGGCACTGGGCTTGAAGGTGCGGTAGATCGGCTCCAGCTCGTCGCGCGCGGGGATATACAGACCGTGATCGAGCGCATACTCGGCGATCCTGCTGCCGGCCTTGACCATGGCCAGGGTGTTCGTATAGCCGTCGCAGTAGCTCAGGGCATCGTCGACGCGGGCCATGGAGTCATTCCAGGGCGCGGCAGAGGGCTGCCGTTCCGCTTTCGGCGGCAAGGTTATTGCATAAATCTCGGTGCCGATCCGGATGTGGGCGGCAAGTAGGCCGCCTTCCATCACTGCGCCGAGGGTGTCTGGAATTGCGATATTGCTGTTTTCCGGTTGGTTCATTGTGGTCTCCTGGTTGGTGGTGCGGTGTTGTCAATCGATCAGTGGCAACTGTCCGGCAGCATCGAGATCTGCCGCGGCGGATAATGGAGCGGTGCGATCGATACGCTCGATCTCCGCGATAATGAGGGCGGCCGCGCGGAGTAGATCGCGGCGGGGGTCTTTGGGTTTCCACCAGATATGGTCCCACGGCCACCAGGGATGCGGTTTCCCATCGGAGCCGAGCCCGTCATACGGATGCAATTTGCAGGCGGCTTCCACGGCATAGCAGGCGGCAGCCGAAGCAAGTTCACCCGGATCGTGCTTGTCATCGTGTTCCAGCGACCATTGTTCACCTTCGATCTGGCGCTTGCGTTCCGCGATGACATCGGTGGCGGCCTTGGGCAACGCGCCGTAGATATATGACATGGGAGTCGCGCCAGATTGCGGGTTGGTATCCTGTTTATTGCTCATATTTTTTCTCCTGGTTGTCTCCGCGCATCCGCGCCCACACCGCCTGGTCGACGAGCAGGGGCATGGTGCGGCCGGTGCGGAGGTTAATGAAGGCGCCATGCCAGTCGATCTTGCCGAAGCGCAGCAACTGCCACAGGATATGCAGGGCGGGCGTGACGACGGCCTGGTTGATGAAGAGGTGCTGGCGTTCGAGCGCTTCCGCCAGCGAGCAACTGGGCGCGGTGTCCTCGCGTTTCATGGCCATGAGTTCGGGGAAAAGCTCGAGAACGGTCGGCAGCCGCTCGGGGTAATTGGCGAGGTGCTCGTCATCCCATGCTGGGCAGCCAAGCACGATCTGGCCGTCCTCCGCGCGGTTGCCGAGATCGAGCCAGTAGTAGAGATTCTCAATCCCCTCGACGCCGGCGCCGATCTCCCGGCGTGCTTTCGCGGAGTCCACGCAGGAGATCATGATGCCCGGCGGCCGGGTGGTCTCGCGCCAAACGGCGGGCGCGGCGTCCCATGAAAGCCCGTAATACGCATTCAGGCGATTCACGAGCACCGCGGCCTTGTTCTGGCCGACGTCGGCAGGGCTGAAGAGCTGACGGCCGACATTGGCGCGGCTGACATCGTCCGGATCCCAAGCGATGACATGCAGCCCGGGATGGCCGAGCGCGCGGATCGCGACATGCAGGCGCGCGAGGCCGGTCAGCATCTGCGAGCCGTTGCCGCCGCAGCCGGCAAGATGTACCTCGATCATGTCGCTGATCAGCCGGGGATGGATAAGATGGTCCATTAGAAGGGCGACTCGCACGCGCTGCACAGATCCGGCCGCGCCCAGTAGCAACCCTCCGCGCAAGCATGATCCTCAGTGCAGCCGCAGATCCGGCAGCGCTGCACGTCGAGGAGGTCCAGTTCGCGGAAAAGGCCGAGCGCGCAAAGCCGGAACTGCCACTCCAGCGCGCCGGTCTGTCTGTCCTGGCCGGTCACGCCGGAGATATTGACGGCGCCGGCGTCATCCTCGTCATCGGTCGCGGAGAAAAACGCGGACATCGCGCCGTGCGAATGCAGGTCGACCGCGAGCGACATCCATGGCGGCAGCTGCGGCCGGTGATAGCTGATGCCGCCGGCGCTGGCCGAGATCGCGACCAGGTCGCAATACTCAAGGCGGCGCGTCGTGTCGTTCCACAGCAGCCATGCAGCATGCTCCTGTGGCGCAACCAGCGCGGCGGCCTCGATAAACTTCGACACCAGCGGGAACACGTCCGCATGCCAATCGAAGGCGAGATCGAACCGCGCATCGACGTCGCCATAGGGCAGTTCCATATCGAGGCCGCTGTCCCCGGAAAGTAGGTCGAACAAACCATGCAGCCAGGGACGCTTGACTTCGAGATAGGGGCCATAGCGGCCCATGATGAAACGGTGACGGCCGTTCTCGAGAAACGGCAGCGCGCCGAAACGCGGAGCAGCCAACAGCGGCGCATGCTCGAGGATGATCTGGTCACGCGGGTCGAGCGGGATCATTTACCGGTCTCCAGTTTTTTAATGAAATCCGCGAGGGTGATGTTCATTGCGGACAGAGAACCCTCGGGGAATGTCTTGTGGCGGCCGGCGAGCAGATCGCGCCACAGCCGCGTCGCGCCGCTCTTGTAGCGGGTGAGCCCTTTCGGGTCGTTGGCATGCGTGAAGTTCGAGCCGAAAAACGCGGATTCGAAGTCGCCCAGGACCTCGGGGTCGAGCCGGTCGGGGAGATTCACGTTGCCGGTGCAGATCTCACCCGTGTGCCAGACGTTGAAATGGGGCGCGCGGTGCAGCCTGGTGCCGCTGGATGGCCTTCCTGACCCCTTGACGGCGTGCACATACCAGCGATCCGCGGCAACGGTGAACACGAGCGCGGGCTGTGGGGTCCTCCCGGAGCGCGTACCGATCTCCACATATTTGTCGCCCTCGCATTTGAAGAACACCGTCGCCGGGCTTGCTGAGCGCCACCAGGCGATCGCGCGCGGGCTGAGATAGAGCAGCTGCGGCGGCAGGAAGCCCGAGATCGCCGTCACGGCCGCGAGCTTGCGGGCGAGGTCCGCCAGAGCGCCGCGTGAGACCGGCGCGCCCGGGCCGATCTGTGGCCGCCCCTTGATGATGCTCACCGGATGCGCGGTCACGAAGGCGGTCTGCTCATCCTCATAGACGAGGAGCGCGTGCTTCAGACGCACGGTCATGGCCTGCATGGTGCTAACGTTGGCCCTCACGGCCGCGGCTCCGCGATCAGCCGGATCAGCCGGTCGGCGCAGGCTAGCACTTTCAGCATGCGCGCGAAGCCGTCTAGGAAACGCTCCACCTGCCGGCGGCCGATCTCGACGGCGTGGAAGGTGTAATCGTCGGTCGCCTCGCCGCCGTTCTGTGCGTCGCTGACACAGTCATCGATGATCTGCGGCATCGGGTCGTCGATCGACCAGCGCAGCAACACTGAGAACGCGCCGTGCCACAGGCCCATCACGTTGGCGAAGATCCGCTTTTTATCCGCCATGGCATCGCGCAGCTCGATCAGCGCAGCGGCGACGGGCTCACGGCCAGCCAGCGCCTGCAGATCGCGCGGAGAAAGCTTCTGCCGCGGATTCGACACCCAGTCCGGAATGGCTTTCGAGAAGTCCGCCTTCGACAGCGGGCGGTCATCGTCCGAGCAGCTTTCGTCGTCCCAGCCATACATCATCTCCGCGAATTCGATGGCATGGTGCGGCGTGAAGCCGACGGCGGTCTGCCACAGCGCAGGCGTCAGAAAACAAAGGGCGGTCTGCGCAAGCCCGGGTGTTCGCTTCTCGATCGCGGTGCAGCGGCGCCCGAGCAGCCAGGCCTCGCCAAAGTCCCAAGGCGTCAGGGCGACGACGATAGTGTTTTCCGGGTTTGAGATCGGCGGGGAATCGCCGCCGAGGTATTGCGCGATTTCCTCAAGCGTTTCCACGCCGTCGGGGTTGACCGAGATCGCGACGTCCTGGAATACCTTGAGGTCGCCCGTTACAGCCTGAGACCAGCGGCTCAGAGCATTGGAGATCATGACGCCCTCGGTCGGATAACGACGCCCTGGCGCGTCCGCATCGGTCAGCACGCCCAACTCGTGCAGGACCACGGCCAGCCGCGCCAGGCGCACGTCCGTGCCGCGGCTGAAGGTGCGGGCGGTAGGAATGCTCTTGCCGACGCGGGGAATCGCCAGCGCACAGGATGGATTCATGGCAGAGGCGGCAGCAAAGAAGATGGCGCGGAGAGCTGATCCGCGCCCGCCGGTTCCTCCGCGACCATCGCGATCGCCGCAGAAAGATCGAGCGTTTCCCCGGCCGGCATTGCGCCATTCACGCCGGCTTTCCCGGCGGCGCGCGCGGTGAGGTGGGCGAGAAGATCATGGCCCTTCGTCCCCACCGCCTTGCGGAATTCGTAGACGATCTTCCCGGCTTTGTGCTCGGGGCCCTCGATCTCCGCGTTGTTAAGCTCGGGATAAAGGTTCGCGTAGAACTCCCGGACCTCCTCGACGGACTGGGCGGCGCCGGGGTTCTGCAGCTCCATGCCGTTGTATTTAAAAACGCGGACGGCTTGTTCGATTTTCATGTTGTTTTCTCCGCGCTAACGGGCTCGACGATGATTTTCTCTTTGTCGTAGTCCACGACTTTGTATTTGCCGTGACCAGGCACGTCGATCTTTTTACCTTCTTCGGCCTGCATCACCACGCCGCCGGCGAGCGGACGGCCGCTCCGGTCGACGATGGTGCGGCCCTCCACGGCTGGGCCCGCAGCCTCCTCACGCCTGCCGTCCGGCTTCTGCACTGCACCGGCTTGAACTTCGGAATGAGGGGCTGTAGCTGCGGGTTTGGTGATGACGCGGCGGCCATCGATGGAGACAACTTCCTCGGCCGGAAAGCGCCCGGCAAGCTGGATCGTCTTGCCGACCTCGGGGTGTGTGGTGATGGAGGAAAGATAATTCCCGTCGCGGTCGTACACGTCCCAGCCATCGCCGGTGTGTTCCTTACTCTCGCTGAGCTCCACGTCTTTTGATGTAGTGGGGAAGGGCCATGTATCGGGCAAAGTGCGGAGCGTAGCGGTGGCCAATGCCTTAGCTTCTGACGCGGATGTGGTGCCCGGTAGTTCCAGTTCCAACGGCTTGGTCTTGTCATCGCCCGGCGGCCCCTGCGTTCCCTTGGCCAAGGCCGCTGCGACGAACTTGTTCCAGTTGCCGAAGACGCGCTCGAAGCGACGGCCGGTGTCGGCTTCCTTCATGAACATCTCGCGCGTGAGCCTGTCGCCGTGCTTCGCGTGGAGAACATGATAGTCCGCGACGCACGCATCGCCGTTGGGACGTGAAGCGCGGAGCTTCGATGGTTTTTTGCCGGCAGCGGGCGCGGCATGCTTCGGCGCAGCCGGTTTCACCCTGATGATCTTATTCACCTTGGGCGGCTTTGCAGCCGCATGTTTTTTCACGGGCTTCGGCTTCGCAGCTTTCGGCGAGGGTGTGCTCTTGCGCGGCGGTTTGGCTGATGCCAGCGCGGTGTCTACCTGCGTCTTGACCTGCTCCGCGACTGGGGCGGGCTTGGCGAGCACGCCGGAGGCCGCGGCGATCGAGGCGGGCAGGTCGGTGTCCAGTTCTTCCGGCGTGCCCAGGATCGACAGCGAGAGCGGCGTGCCGGCGGCGCCGGCCTTCTTCTGCGTGATGACCACGCGGAGCTGGTCGCCTTCCGCGCTGATCATCATGGCGAGCGGCGATTTTTCCGCGAGGGGTTGCAGTTCCTTGAACATAAAATCTCCTTACGTGTACAGCTTTTCGAAAACGGAATAAATGCGGATGCGGTTGTTGAACCCGCAGACTACGCCGGCCGCGGCGACGAAGCGCGTGTTGGCCGGCGGCTTCGGCAGCAGGTAGTGGATGATGCCGACGCGCTGGCCGGGCTCGAGAGCAGCGATGGCATTGCGGACAATCAGGCCCGGCGCGGGATATTTCGCGCGGCCCGGCGCGTAGTGATCAGCGTCGTCTTCGCTGTAGGGCGGATCGGCCAAGATCGCTTTGAAGCCGCGCGGGTAATCGTCGCCGTCTGCGGCATCGGCGAGGTAATCGGGCTTTACTCCGACTGCCATGTCCATTGTTTTGTCGTTCGGCCCGAACCCGCCGCGATAGGGATAATGGCGAGCCATGCCGCCGCAGACGTGCAGCACCGGATCGTTGATCGTGACGCCGAGCAGCGCCCGGGCGCGCTCCGGGAAGCCGCCGAGATAGGCGCCGTAATATTTCCGGCCGCGCTTCAACTTGGCGCGCGCAAGGAACCACATGTCAGTGATCGGTCGGTAGCTCATAGCTGGTCGACTCCGCGGTGCTGCTTTTCCTCTGATTTTGGTTGGGGCGGCGCCGGTGAAGGATTGCGTCTCGGCGGCACGTTCCCGCGTTTACGTTCGGCCGGTGTGTAGCGTCCCACTTCGCAATTCGCGTAGTGAATGAGCATGAGCACCCACAGCGCATTGGCCGCGACCACCAGCAAGCCCGCGGTGAAGCTCAAGCCCTGATCGAGCGATGGGTAGTAGTAGATGTTCCAGATACCCCACAGCATGAAAAACACGGTGCTGGCGATACTCACGCCCCTGACCTGCTTGTGCCGGTAGAGCTCGCGGCAATGGTTCAGAATGGCCACCGCAGCGCCAAACTCAAAACCGGCATTGATCAAATCGTTCACGCCGCCCTCGCGGCGCGGAACAGTTTCTCCGCGCGGTCATGGTTGTCGAGCGCGGACTTGAGCGCCACATCTTCATCGACACCGTCTACCTGTTCATGGATGGCTACACGGAGTTGCGCGCCGGCGGCGAGGTAGTTGTCGAACGCGAGTTCGCTCAATCGGGGAGTTGACGCGGCAGCGCCAGCATGTTTCCTGACGATGCCTTTCAGGGTGACGATCTTGCGAGGTTTGTATGTCCGTTTCGGCGCATTGCTTCGGTGCGCGCGTTTCCCCGGTTTCTTTTTGCTTGCGGAGTGTGGCTTGCTCCCGGTGAGTTTGATCACTGGATCGTCGCTGCCGGTGTCGATGGTGACTTCGCGGCGAGAGCGCAGGTAACAGCACAAATCATAGGTTGATTTGCGGCCGAGGCTGCCGGTTTTCTCCAACAGTTGCGACAGCGGCAACTGGCCGCCGGCGAGGGCATTGCGGATTTTATCGGTCTTGCTCACAGCAATCTCCTTTCAAATGAGGCGCGGCGCGCCATGAATTCTCGGGTCGTCCTGGTCGTTCGCGGCGCCGACAATCCGGGCCCATTCCTGCGCCTGGCTCAGTCTCGGCACCTTGGTTTCGAGGACATGCTGCACGTCGCGCGGCAGCCGGGGCTGGTGGCGCCGGCATATCGAGGCGAGCGCGCGCAGCCGCACCAGCTCGGCGAGGTAGGCGCGGAGCTGGTGCGCGTCCGCGCACTCCGCTGCGAGGTTCTCCACCTCGTCGCGTTCCTCGATGGCGAGCGGGCGCGTCATGGTTATTGCCGCTCCGCGAAGGCCGCCGGCGCCTGTTTCCGCGCGCGAGGTTTGGTTGAGTAGGGTTTTTCCGCATAGCGGGTGCAACCCGAAACTTCGGGCTTGAGATCCGCCTGGCTGCGGATAAAGAGCGTCGCGAGTTCGCCGAACTCGGGCTGTGGAGGCGGGCAGCGCCCCTCGGCTAGGCGCTGCCCGCTGGTGTCCCGTTCCAGGGCGACGGCAGCTTCAAGCCGATCATCATTGTGCTGGACGGTGAGATAAGCGCCGATCACAAAGAGGATCGTCAGCGGGATGAAAAACAAGGGCGACGACTCGGGGTCCGTGCAGGGGCTATTTCCCGGCCGCCTATTGCGAATGGCGCGGAAGATCGCGTAGATGATCGCGCCGCCGACCGCCATCAGCACGCAGAGAATGATGATCGAGGTGTCGTTCATGCCGGTGATGGGACGGCCCATGTCAGCCTCCTGGTTTGAGCGGAGAAAAGTTCTCGCACTGGCGCGGCGCGCCGGCGCTGCGGAATTGTTTAAAGACCGTGCAGCGGACGACGCCGGGCGCGTAGTTACTCCAACTCTGGTTGCCGCAATCCCTGCAATGGATGGCGGTAGATGGGGCCGCGGACTGCGCGCGGAGTTCGCGCTCGTAAAAAATCTCCGGGTTGGTTTGGCCGTCGAGCGCGACGGCATAAGTCGGCGTGATCCGTGCCGGATAGACGCTCTTTACGATGCCGGGTCGGTTTTTCGTGGCGATCACGGCGTCACCTGCGGCGAAGCGGGCCATTAAAGCGGTTTCCGTGGAGTAGACTTGCGTTTTGAGGAGGAAGCCGATGACTGAGGAACCTTTGACTTTTGAGGAGCAACGCGACGTGATTTGCGGATTTGTTTTTGCGTTGAGCGGGGCACTGCCCTCTGAGCAGCGGCGGGTGCTGAGGAACAACCTACTGATGGCGGCAGAGGGGTTTTCTGCAGGGAGCGCGCGAATTCCTCAGCTTCTGCTACTGTTAGCTGCGTCAGTTGAGCACGGCGCTCCGCCGACTTTTGGCCACTGAGCCAGCGCCAAACTGCTGCGAGAAAATCGAGGATGCGGTTTTGCATTTTGCGCTCCGCGCGAATTATCGAATTATCGAATGGACACTCTGCGGACGAGGACGACCTCCAGCTCAACCGACTTGTGGCTGAAGTCCAGGAGGCCGTCGCCGAAGAACTGAGCCCAGGCATAAGCGTCGACATGAGCGGACTGGTCTTTCAACCAATACCAGTCGGCCGGAATTTTCCCCTTGTTGTTGGCCTCGGCCACAAGCCCGTCGCGGCGGTTGGGGATGTCCCAGTCGTTAAAGCCATGTTGTTGCAGGCCCTGCGCCCAGGCGAGCGCGTCGGCGTGATTCATCGCTTCAGGCGCGATCTGGCCGCCGATCAGGAGATAGTCGGGCTGGCCTTCATCGCCGGCGACGATGCCGAGAAAATCGCCGCCCTGTTCTGCCCAGTAGGCGCCGATGCGGGGGATGGTGAGGGTAATGAGTGAGAGTGTGGCGGGTGCGACCGCGGTTTGTTCGGCTTGCATACTACCCTCCGTTGTGGATTCTGTGATGGGTGATTGATGACTGGTGATTGATGCTCGCCAGCGCGCGACGCGGCCGATGCGTTCCATGTTGGCGGCGAGGCCTAAGACCAGGCCGATGAAAAAAACGCTGATCAGCGCGAAGAACGTTGCGCCGGACATGGTGTTGTCTCCTCCTGTTTAATGCGGATGCGCTGCCAGAAGGGCCTGACGGTCTTGCACAGGTGGCAGACGAGTTCGGCGGCGACGGTGCGGCAGCTGGGGCAGCGGGTGGGGCGCTGTTGCGGAGCGGAAGTGGGCGGGGGTTTCGGCGTGACTTTGCAGATAGTCACCGGCGCCACCGTGCCGCAATGCCGGCATTCGTGCCGGCTCATCGAAAAATTCTTGATCGGCACCGGGCTATGCTTCCAGGCACATTTGCGGCAGAGGCTGATGTAGTCGACTTGCGCTGTGATTGTTGAAAAAGTCGGTCGCGGAGTCGCGGCTTCTGGCTGTGGACATGTTCGAGGCGTGGGTGAAGAATCTGACGCGCTGATTTCGATATTCATGCGCGCGAGCGCTGCAGCTTTCTCTTTGGCTGGGTCAACCCAGCCTTTGCGGCGCGGTGCGGGTGAAGTTTGGCGTGACATGCTGCCCTCCGTGTAGTGACGGAAGGCAGATTACAACGTGAATTGTAATGTTGTCAACAACTGGTATTGTAATGCAGACAAATAAAAAGCCCGCATAGCGGGCTTTTTGCATAAGAAACAGTAGTTTATTTTATTTTTTTTGAGTGATCCCGATGGCCGTCCAAGCGCCCGCGCTGGCTCCTTTTATGTGGACCTCATAATGATTTCGTAATTTTGCGCCAAAAGCATTCTGAGCATCTACCCATAGGCGCACAGAAAATTGGCATTCTCCGGGCGGGCTGCCCGTTGTTCTTATAATAGTGGATTCGCTCAGCGATGAAAAATCCGCAGTGCTAGGAGCCCGGAGACGTGCTTCGATTGCGCGTCGGGCCGTGCCATGGGCTTTGGCTTGAGTGATCTCGTTATTGCATGGATCGCTGGTTTTGATGGGTGAAAGATTGAATGCGGCAATAACAATAATTGCGCCGAGAAGTAGTATTTTCCACGCCCGTCTGCTCTTGATTTTCCGTATCTTCGCCCCACAATTTGGGCAAGCCTTCGCATCAGTGCTAATTTCTTTTTTACACTCGTGGCAATTGACTAATGCCATGGTTATTTACCCCGTTTCGTGAGTTGCTGAATCTCGCGGTTCACCCGTTTTTCAAATTGATTATAGCTTTCCTTAATGGGTCTTCCTAACTGCAGCCGTGGCAAGCGTTTGGCGACTACAGCTTCGATGAAAAGTAGATCGCGTATGCACTGTCGGCGATAGTCTGGCAGAGCGGACCATATCATGGCGATCTCATGCGCTTCCCGGCTCGGTATCTCGTAAGGTGGTTGGGTTTGCGTTGCCTTATGTGGTGGTTGTTCGATGGGGCGCGGTTCGCCTTCTCCCGTAGCAAGCCATATCGGATCTACTTGGCATACCCCGGCTATGTCCAAAGCGAAGTGGGATTTTTTGCTGCGGCCGATCTCAATCGATTGAATGGTCTGTGCTTTTTTCCCGATCAGCGCAGCAAGCTGAGACTGGTTGACGCCAATCAATGATCTCGCGTAAGCGACTCTTTTCGCTAATGTATCGAATTTTTCAGGGATATCCATGTGTGAATTTTACAATTTAGATTGTAACTAAGTGCAACAAATGTGGTTGTTGCTTTTATTACAATTGCGGTTGTAGAATCTAGGCATGGCAACCACTTCTGAATTGTTGGCGCTTCAAAGGGCGATTGATTTGGCGGGCGGCCAATCTGCCTTGGCTCGCCGAATGGGCGGGCGGGTTAAGCAAGGCCATGTCTGGGGATGGCTTAACAAATTCGGTCGCGTTCCAGCGGAACGTGTTCGTGACATTGTGGTCGCGACAGATGGCGGGGTGACCGCACATGACCTGCGCCCCGATCTGTACCCGGTAGGGTTCGAATTTCCCCCGGAGATGTTGGCCCCGAGTGAGGCCACAGCATGAGCCTCGACCTCAAGCCGGTTCAAGTTCGCCTTCCTGCTGACGCATATGAAGCGCTGAGCATGATCGCCGAAGTCGAAGACAAAGACTTGGGTGAAGTCGCTCGGGAAATCCTTATCGAATCGTTGCTGGGTAAGAGTCATGCAGTCAGGATGCTCGCCGCGAGATTATCGCGCGCGGTAACTTCCGGTAGCGAGCGGTAGCGCGTGACAAAGTCCCGCCTCCCGCTCACCCAGCCGCCATTGGAGGCGGGAAAGTCATGAGAGCTAAGTGGGCCTCCTTTTGTAGGCAGAAGCGATGGGCCTCCCACATCAGACTGCGTTCTACTTTTCCGGAGAACGGCGATGATTGGGCGTCGCGGCTTGCAGTGCAAGTGCGAGAGAACGCGAACGCGCGGCGGCTCGGGCTGCGGGTTCCCGGACGGCCTCAATATCGGCGTCTGAAAGATCCTGGGGTAGGGCCGCAGCCATGAAGTTATCGATCTGTTTTTCCAGTGCCGCCGCCAATGCTGTCGGATCGGGATGGGACTCGACGAGAGCATCGAGCAATAACTTATGGGCATTATTCTCATTGCTTAAGCGGCGCGTAATGCCGCCGAAATGCTTGATCACATCTTCGAGCCGTGTCATGGAGCCTCCGTGTGAAAGTTGATCGGGTCAGAGCTTTCAAGCGTAGCACGGAGGGCTCCTCCTCATCGGGCCCGGGATTGACCACCGCCCGCATCGAACGCCTTGAGGGGAAGTCATGAGCAAGCAACTGACATTTGACGAGTTCCGTTTAGCCAACGTAGCGCGCTGCGTGAAGTGGCACCCGCAAGGCATTGAGTCGTGGTCGCCGTCTGACTGGCTTACCGCTGTGACTGGAGAATTAGGAGAACTTGCATCGCTGTTGAAGATGCGAAACCGCGAGCGCGACGGTCTGCCTGGTAACAAGTTCAGCCCAACAGACAAGCAGGTAGCCGACGAGCTGGCCGACGTGCTCACCTACCTCGACCTGCTGGCAGCCGCACTGGGTGTTGACCTGGGTCGCGCTGCGGTGCAGAAATTCAACGAGGTAAGCGAACGCGTAGGGTTCCCTGACCGCATCGACCCGTGAGGTCTAAGAATGGGTAAGGGTATTGAGATGGCGCGTGTAGCCGGCGCTGGATTGCATGCCGATGTGCTGGACGATTTTAAAGACCAGCTGCTCGTCGTGCTGCTGAAGCGGCACGCCGAAAACGGCAAGGTCTGTATTCCGGTTGCGGAAGTAGATGATACCGGCGGCGATATTGTTAGTTTCAGCATTAACGACGGTGTTTTTAATTTCGTGGTGAGTAAAAAATCATGACTGGAATCACTGACGACCCGAGCGACCCGAGGATTAAACGCGGCGGCCCTGATGAAACGCCGGTGCTGCAACACGAAATCTATCTTGTTCTAAGCGAGGCCGAGCGGGCGAAGGGTTTTGTCAGGCCGGTGCGCCGGTCTTATCTGCACGTCGGAATTTCTGGACCCAAGCACCCGCTGCGCGATCTCAACGATGAGGAGACGGAGCGCTTATCCAAGTTCGGCTACGTGAAATTCGAGGCGTACCCGGATGACGGGTCTCCTGTGACGGGCCGGTTTTGGACTCAGGCGCAACTGGATAGCGTAGGCAGGGGTTGCGGCGCCGTTACGACAATGGGCGAGGCGCTCTCCGAAACGTATGCGCGCGCTCCGGGTTTTTACGGCGCGACGTACTGCTGCGGCTGCAGGATGCATCGCCTGGTTGGCGCTGATGGCGAGTTCGTTTGGGACGGCAGTGATATCAGGGTTGGCACATGACAGCCAATGCCGAACGGCCAGCGCGGGCGCCGCTTGACCCGAACGTGGTGAACATGCCCGACGGAGACCGCGAGCGCCAGGAGCGCTATCTTCGCAAGGCGCTGGCGGAGGGGTCGATGTCGCCTTCGCGCCGGCGTCTGATGCAGATCGAACTGAGGCTCGTCAGGGAAAAAGAACAAGAAAATGAACTCAAAACCCCCTCCGCTTAGCGCTGAAGAATTTGCGCCAGACTTTCCAGACCACGAGTTGATCGTGTACCGCAACCGCGTCGCCCGGATCGACGGCTGGCCGGATGGCTTCGAATGCCTGATCGCGGTGCCGAAGGCGAAGCTGCGAAAGCTGAAATCAGATGGCGGGCGGCCGCCGTTCTGGCGCCACGGCGAAGTGATGAACGTGAGGCCCGCGAGGAACTCATGAGCCGACCGTGCCGGATAGTGATGCTGCGTGATTTAAAGATAGGCGATACCGTCAGCACGTCATTGGGCAGGCTTGCGGCAGTGCACGGTTTCGCGGGGCAGAGAATGGACCTGCGTTACCTCGACGATGGCGATGAGGTGGCGCTCCCGCCTCACCTGCTCACAATAGTCACCCGGGTCAAGGACCGCCCGGTGTCCCCTGCGTTTTTCAGCGGCGCGGACGCGGTGCGCGAAAGAAGGGCGCAATGACCAATCTCGCCGAGGCTGTTGCACAGATGCGTGCAGCAGGGATGCCCGACTTCCCGCAGGGGCATCCAATCGTCAACGCCGGCCGAATTACGCGCTACGGGCCGAAGAAAAAGGCCTGGTATATCCTCCGCGAATTCCGCGCGAAGAGCGGCCAGTTCGTGATCGACGGGGATTACGGGTCATGGGGCGAGATCCCGTCTTCCAAAATCGAGATCGATTGGAAGGGCATGGCCCAGGAGGAACGCGAGCAACTGCAGCGCGAGCGCGCGGAAGCCGATGCGAAGGAAAAGGCCAAGCGCGCGGAGCGGGCCCGGTTCGCGTCCGGCCGCGCGCGCAGCCAATGGGAAAGCGCGCGCACCGCGAAGCCGGCCAATATCGAGACCTACCTCGACCGCAAGGGCGTCGAGCACGTCAAGGGCCTGCGCTATTTCGCGGACGGCACGGTGCTGGTGCCGATGATCCGCTACGACATCACCGAGGCGCAGGAGTCGGCCGAGGGCTACACCGGACCGCGGCGTTTGGTCGGCCTGCAGAAGATCGCGCCGGACGGCGCTAAGCTTTTCAACAAGGGCATGGCGAAAGACGGCGCCGCCTGCCGGCTCGGCAATGTGCCGAAGGCGGGTGAGCTTATCCTGATCGCGGAGGGCCTGGCGACGGGCCTCTCCGCCTCGATGGCGCTCAAGCACAAGTCCCCCGTGTTTGTCGCCTTCGATGCCGGCAATATGCCGCTGGTCGCGGCGATCCTCCGCAAGCTCTTCCCCGCCAACCCGATCATGCTTTGCGCGGACGATGACGCCTACCTTGAGTCAAGTATGAACAAGCTGCTCCGAGAAAACTATCATCTCGCGGAGTTGGTGCGCTTGCCGCTGACCGCCTGGAAGTTCAAGGGCCAGGTGAGGGAACGCGACACGTGGGTCGCCGCCGAGATCGAAATCAGCGCGGAATGGGCAGCGGACGGCGAGGGTGTGCGCGGCATCGTCGGCGCGATACGGTATGGCGAACGCATGGTCACGCTCACGCGAGAGAACGCCGGCCGCAAGGCGGCGAACAAGACCGCTGCCACGATCGGCAACGCCACCGTTGTTTTTCCTGTGTTCCGCGACCGCACGTTGTCGGCGGAGCCGGAGGTCGCCAAAAGCACGGACTTCAATGACCTGCACAAGGCCGAAGGCCTCGATGCGGTGCGGGCCCAGATCCTGCCTGAAATCGAGCGCATCGAACTGTCCCAGGCGCTGCGCAAGCTGGTCAAGGAAGAGGTCGGGAATGTCAAACGTGATTCGAAGAGCAAGGCCAAGGACGGCGCAGCGGAGCCCGATAAAACTTTCGACTGGCGCGGCTTCTTCGAGCGTTTCACGCTGATCTATCCGACCGACACGCTGTGGGACGCGAAGCTGCGCGAGATCGTGAAGCTCTCCGCGGTCAAGATCGCCTTCGGCGACCGTATTGTGAAGTGGTGGCTCGAAAGCCCGGACCGCCGCACGGTGAATCTGGACCAGATGGTGTTCGAGCCTGCCACGGAGACGCCGGAAGGCTGCATCAACCTGTATCGGGGCATGCCGATCAAGCCGTCCGATAAGGGATCGTGCGGAAAACTGATCGAGCTGCTGCAATACCTTTGCGGAGAAGCGGAGCAGGACCAGGCGCCGGTGACCGAGTGGGTGACGAAATGGCTGGCCTACCCGCTGCAGCATCCGGGTGCGAAAATGCAGACCGCGATTGTGATGCACGGCCCGGAGGGCACAGGCAAGAACCTCTTCTTCGGCGCAATCCAGGACATCTACGGCGAATATGGAACGCTGATCACGCAGACCGAACTGGAAGACCGCTTTAATGGGTGGTTGAGCCGAAGGCTCTTCTTGATCGCAAACGAAGTGATTTCGCGTCAGGAGCTTCGGCACCACGTCGGCCGGCTCAAGAACATGGTGACGGAGCCGGTGCTGCCGATTCGCGAGATGTTCACGCCAATCCGCTACGAATCGAACCATGCGCAGATGGTGTTTCTGACCAACGAACTGCAGGCGCTGCAGATCATGCCTGGCGATCGGCGTTACATGGTAATTCGCACGCCGGCGGCGTTGTCTGGAGAGTTTTATCGCGATACCGTCGCTGAAATTGCGGATGGCGGCATCGCGGCGCTCTATGCCTATCTACTGGCCTATGAGTGCGGAGATTTCGCGGAGCATACGAAGCCGCTGCTGACCGCGGCGAAAGAGGACCTGATCGAGATGGGCCTCAACTCCGCACAATACTTTCAGCAGCAGCTCCACGATGGACTGATCTATCCTCTCACCTATGGCCCGTGCCTCACGACGGATCTGTACCGCGCCTATACCACGTTCTGCGCTCGGACCGGTGAGCGCAATCCCCGGGCGCTCAACAAGTTCATTCCCGAATTCTGCGCGATGAACGGCGTCACCAAGGCCATCAAGGATATTGGCGATCCCGATGCACCGCTGATGGTGGTGGATGCCGCAGGCCGCCGCCGCCAGGCGACGGTATTCCTGATGGGTGATATCCCGGACGAGATCAAGCGCGATGATAAGGCCATGGCGGCTTACATAAAAAAAAACGTCTCCGCATTTCGCGAAGTGCTGCGCGAATATCTGCAGCAGGACATTCTTCGCAAGCGCGATGGGTCGGGCGAAGCCGAAGGCTGGCGCGGTGGATATGGCAATGATGATTGACTTTAAGACCGGACGGGCACGCGTGCCTGGCCTGCGCGCGCGGCGCGGGACGGTTGTCGTGAAGGGTAGGGCCGCTTTGTGAAGGGCTCTGTGAAGGGTAGTGATATCCGCAAGTTGTTGATGGAGAAAAGAATGTGAAGGGTGTGAAGAGTGTGAAGGGTATTTTGCCTGCTACGCGCATGCGTCTGTGTGCGCGCGCTCGCGTGCGTGGGCGCGCGTGCACACCTGCGCGTATAGCATCCCGTTTTACCCTTCACACTCTTCACACCCTTCACAGAATTAAAGAAAACAAGAGGTTAAGTTGTGAAGGGTATGGCGCGCCACTCTTCACACCCTTCACGGAACCGCCGGCAGGTTCCACGTTGAACATTTCGCGGAGCATCATACGATGAGCGACAAGATACTGGGCAAGTTGAGCAAGGATTTCATCAACCGCATGCGCGATTGGGCCATAAAGATCACGGACACGCCGGGCGCGCCGAGCTCATGGCCTGGCGACGAACCGCCGCCTGGCAAGCATCGCTTTCACCAGACCAGCATCCCGCCGATGATGGGGCGTGCGCACGATACCGACATGGCGATCGCGGAGCTGCCGGAGCGCTACGCCCAGGCGGTGCGGCAATACTGGCTCTATGAGCGATTCAGTTTGCGCGAACATGCGCGGCATCGGCAGGTGAGCGACATGGCTTTTGCATCTTGGGTGATGAAAGGGCATGAATTGCTGAAATCGATCTTTGCCCGGCAATCCGCCTGCTGGCATGCCGACCGTGGCCATGGTGAGAAAAAAATACGCGCAAGTGCTTGACACCGGCAACTTTGAGTTTTATCCTCTTTTTCACTAGAAAGGGAATTTGTTCCCTTCAAGAACCCGAATGCTTAACCGCTTCGGGTTTTTTATTTCCAGAATGCTGCCGTCTTCGTCGCCGAGCCGGCCCTTCCTCCTCCTGGTCTGGTGTTGACGCGATGAAGCTTTGCCCGACAGGTAACAACCTGCTCGGGCGTTTTTATTCCGGGTGCGCCGATGTTCACGATCAACATTCGGTCGAACGTGAATCAGATCGTTGCCGAGTTTCGTGATATAGGCAGGCGCCGCGTCAATACGGCGATCAAGGTTGCGATCAACAGCACCGCGCATGCAGTGCGGCAAGCCGAGGTCGAGGAGATGCGGCGGACGCTCGATCGTCCGACGCCTTATACGCTCAGGTCGTTGTATATCAAATATGCAACAGAGAAAAATCAACGCGCCATCGTATGGTTGAAAGACGACGGAGCCGGCAAGGGAACGGTTGCGAGCAAGTATCTTGCCCCGCAGATCGAAGGCGGGACGCGGCGGCAAAAAAGATTTGAGCGTGCATTATCGGCGCGCGGCCTGCTGCCGTCTGGCATGTTCGCTGTTCCAGGATCAGGCGCGAAACTCGATGCCTACGGCAACATGAGCCGAGGTCTGATCGGGCAAATCCTGTCTGCGCTGGGCTCGGCTGAGACGAAGGCGGGCTATTCGGCTAACAGGACAGCGGGCTCGATCAAGCGCCGCGGTAAGAAGCTGGCGCAGTTCTTCGTGGGTAGGCCAGGCAAGGGGTTACCGCTTGGTGTATGGCAGCGCTTTCAATTCGCACGCGGCAGCGCGATCAAGCCGGTGCTGATCTTCGTGAAAGGCGTGAGCTATCACCCACGCTTTAATTACTTCGATGTAGCTGATCGTGTTGTCGCTGCCGAGATGCCGCGTCGCTTGCGTGATGCATTCAATGCAGTCCGTGCCGCCAGCCGATGATGGCCTCGATACACACCACGCACGCCCATGGCGCAGGCATGACGCACCGTTGATGTGCCGCAACATTTTTACGGGTCCTTCCCGGCAGAGACACCACGAGGGTAATTCAAACCCCGTTAAGCCCTCAGTTACACCATTGTTTCAATGGGTTAACTAGTGAGAGATAGCAGTGATGGGGAAGGCAGTCAACCAAACCGAGCTCGCGGAAATCCTTGGTGTAAGCGATGTGACTTTGTGGGAGTGGCAGAAGAACGGTCTTCCGATCGAGCAGATCGGGGAACGCGGAACGGCTAACCGCTATGACACCGCGAAGGTAATCGCCTGGCGTGTGCAACAAGAGCTGCAGCGCGCCGGCAAGGCGGAGTCACAACGCGATCGCGAAGCGCGCCTGCGCGGAGACATACTCGAACTCGAGCTCGGCAAGGAACGAGGCCTGCTTGTTTCGGTAAACGAGATAAAGCCAACGTGGGAAGCGCGAGTGCTTGTGGCTGCCGCGTTTCAGATGAGCCGCGCCTCGCGGCTGTCGGCGATTCTTGAAGCCTCACCTGGTATCGAAGCGAAACGCGAGGTTTTGAAAAAGGAAGACGCCGAGTTCCTCACTCGGCTTGGCGTCGATGGTGAGCGCATGCAGCAGGAGCTGGAAGCGCTGCTCATGAAAGTTTCAGAGAGCGAGGCCCAGGACTTTCTGAAACGGATCGCCGGTTATGACGACAAACAAAGTCCTGATCAACCTGCTCAAGGAGGTGTGGAGGGCGCTGATCCCCCCGAAAAAAATCCCCCCCTCTAAGTGGGCGGAGGAGCATCGACACATTGCGGCGATGACCGCGGAGATGTCCGGCAAGTGGTCCTGGGCCATGTTCCCGCACATGCGCGGCATCATCGACGCGTTCTTCGAGCCCGGCGTGCGCGGCATTCGTTGCTGCAAAAGTTCGCAGGCCGGCTGGTCGGAGACGATGGCTACTCTGCTCGGCTTCATCATCGATATGATGCCGGCGCCGATCATTGTTCTCTTCCCGAAAGAGAAGAAGGGCAAGGAGTTTAACCTCGAGCGCTTCGAGCCGATGGTGAACGCGACGCCGCGGCTGGCCGCCAAGGTTCCGCTGAAGAGTCGTGAGAAAGGCATCACGCAGACCTTCAAGCTCTTTCCCGGCGGGTGGCTCAAGTTCGTGCACTCGCACTCGGCAGACGAGGTGAAATCCTCCTCGGCGCGCTATGGATTTGTCGAAGAGCCGGACGAATGCGACCGCGACGTGCGCGGCCAGGGCAGCACGGTCAAGCTGCTGCTCGAGCGGTTGAAGCAGTATTTCGATACCTTCTCGGTGATGGGCGGTTCGCCCACGCTCGAAGACCTCTCGACCATCACGGACGAGATGAAGTTGACCGACAAGCGCAAATGGTTTGCGCCGTGCCACCACTGCAACGAAAAAGTCCCACTCGACGGCGAAGCCTGGCCGCTGGTCAAGTGGAGCGAAGACGAAACGCGGAATCATCCGGTGTATGGCAAGGCCGTGCCGGAAAGCGCCTGCATGGTGTGTCCGCACTGCGGCGGCATCTGGACGGACTGGGAGCGCGCGCGCAACTCGCGTGCCGGACAATGGGTTGCAACGGCGCCGTTCACAGGTTTCGCTGGGTTTTATATTTCAGATCTCATGAGCAGCGCACAGGGAGCTGCGCTGTCGCGCCAGGTAGAGAAATATCTTGAAGCGCAGCACAAGGCTGCTAGTGGCGACGTCACCGGGTTGATTGAATTCTGGAACAACCAACTCGGGCTTGCGTTCAAGTACAAGTCGCCGGCGCCGACCGAGGATGAACTCGAAAAACGCGCGGAGGACTATCCCGAGCTGACTGTTCCGTGGCCTGGTCTCGCAATTACGATCGGCGCTGACGTCCAGGGTGACCGGATCGCGATCGTCGTAGTGGCCTGGGGCAGGGGCGAGGAATCGTGGCGCGTGTATTGGGGCGAGATCCACGGCAATCCTGTGGACCGCAATGACGTGGTGTGGACGGAACTCGAAACCTTCCTGTTCCGCGGTTATCGCCACGCCTCCGGTGCAGAACTGTTTGCCGAATCCATCTCGATCGACTCGTCTGACGGCAACACCTCGGACGCGGTCTATTGGTTTTGCCGGAAACATAAAATCCGCGGCGTGGTAGCGATAAAGGGCACCGAAACCGGCGAGATCTACCGCGTTCCGCGGCCGATCGATCCCGGGCGCCCTACGAAAGCTTCACGGTTCGGCCTGCATGTCTACCATGTTGGCACCGAAAAGGCCAAGGATCTGATCATCGGCTTCGGCGAAAACGGCGGGCGGCTGAGGCTCTCCGAAAAAGACAAGGACGGCAATGCGATCACCGGTCGCGGGCCCGGCCGCATGCACTGGTATCGCGGCATCCGCGGCGACTACTACGCGCAGGTCACATCGGAAATCAAGGCGCCGCGGCGTGGGCGTCCCCGGCAAAAGCTTTTTTGGGACGTCAAAGTCGGCAAGCGCAACGAAGGTTTGGACTGCGAAGTCTACGCGCTTCACTCATCGCGTCGCATTAAGGTCAATCTGTGGAGCGAGGCACAGTGGATGGCGCGGGAAGAAAAACTCCGCCAGCCGGATCTGATTGCGATCGCGCAGCGGCCGGTACTGGCGGAGCAGAAGCCCGTCGCACCGATCACGGTAATTAACGCGGAGCCGGCACCGATGGCACGTATGCCGGTTGTGGCGAGGCCAGTTGTAGTAACGCCGGCACCGCGCGGCGCCGAATTCACCCAGGAAGAGCCCTGGCTGTAATCACCCGGAGGATCGTAAATGGCAGATCTTGCGACCCTGCAGACGCGGCTTACGGCCGCGGAGCTGGCTTACCATAACCTCATCACCGGCAGCATGGAGGAAGAGGTCGAGCACGCCGACATGCGCGTGAAATACACGCGTTCCGTCACGGCGCTGCAGCAGCTGCTCAGCTACATCGCGGACCTGAAGGCCCAGATCGCCTCGCTGGGTGGCACGGTAACGGGCTTGCGCCGGCGCGCAATAGAGGTTGATCTGTGAAACCGCATTACAAGATGACGGAAAGGGGGCCGGAGCTGATCGGCGCCCTCGGTCAGTCTTCCGCGCGCCGCATCACGGCGGAAGCATTCACGGCGGCGTCGCGTTCACATCCAGACATGCGGCGCTGGACGCCTCTGGCGGGCTCTGCGGATGCCGACCTGCTGTCAGAACAGGGGACCATCGTTTCCCGGTCGCGCGACCTTACACGCAACCACGGCGTTGCGGACGCTGGCCGTCAGACGTATCAGGACAACATCGTCGGCTGCGGACTCCGTCTTTCGGCAAAGCCGAACTGGAAGTTGCTTAAGAAGGACCGGGACTGGGCGGAGGAATTTGGTAACGTGATTGAGGCCCACTGGGGCACCTTTTTTGGCACGACCGCATGCGATGTCACTGGCCAGCTCACTGGTGACGGACTCACCGCGCAGATCCAGAACTCCGCGTTTTTGAATGGCGAAGGGCTGGCGCTCCCGCTGTGGCTGCCGAAACGCGGCAGCCGTTTTTCAACCTGCCTGCAGGTCATCGAGCCGGACCGGCTGTCGAACCCGAGCTACGTGCCGGATAGCGAGATCATGCGTGGCGGCATCAAGTTCGACCGTTATGGCCGTCCGCTGGTATATCACATCCGGAAGACGCATCCCGGCGATATGTTCCTGGGCTTGGGGTCAGGTCTTGGCCTTGGTGAATGGGAGGAAATTCCGGCGTTTACTCCGCACGGCCGCGTGCGCGTCATTCACGCCAACGCGAGCCGGGAGGAACGCGCGAATTACTCGCGTGGGAAGCCGTCCCTGACTGCAGTGATGCGGCAGTTCAAGGTGCTGGGTGATTTGACCAACGCGGAACTCAAGGCTGCGGTGGTGAATGCGATGGTCGCACTCGTCACCGAATCCTCGATCGGGCAGGAGGGCCTGGTCGAGCTGCTCTCGAACAACCCCGAAGCGCTGGCCAACTATCAGACGTCATTGGCCAGCCGCGGCGGTGCTGTTGATTTTGCAGGTGGGCGCATCATCCCGCTGCAGCTGGGCGAAACGCTCAGCAGCTTTTCGTCCAACCGTCCGAACACGAGCTTCGACTCGTTTGTGACCATGCTGTTCCGGCACATCGCCACGGGTATTCACATCCCGTACGAACTGCTGATGAAGGATTTCAGCAAGACGAACTACAGCTCCGCGCGTGCGGCATTGCTCGAGGCCTGGCGGTTCTTCCGCGGCCGCCGCAAGTGGCTCGCCACCTACTGGCTCACGCCGGTCTACCGGTTGTTCCTCGAGGAAATCGTCAACACGGGGCTGGTCGACGCCCCGGATTTTTACGAGAACGCGGACGCCTACTGCGGCTGCCGCTGGATCGGCGACGGCCGCGGTTGGGTCGACCCGCTGAAGGAAGCACAGGCCGCCGAGCTGCGCATGGAACTCAACATCTCCACGTTGGAGGATGAGTGCGCGGAGCAGGGGGGCGACTGGCAGGAGAAGCTCGACCAGCGCGCGCGGGAGCTGAAGTATATCAAGGATCTGGAGGAGAAAAACCAGATCACGTTCCCCTCCGCAGCAGACCGGCCGCGGGCACCGATCGACACAAACCCGGAGGAGCCGATTCCCGGCGCCGGCCAGAACAACACCAGACCCGCATCTGCGGGGCTCGCAGTTTAAGGAGAACAGAATGCGCGATTCCCACCTCGCTGCGCGCCTGTATTCGATGCCGCTGATGGTTCACCCGAGAAAAGCCGCCATCATCGAAGGCGTGCTCCGCGCGCATATGCGAGGCGAATCCGTTGCGGTGCCCCAGGTGGCTGGGCAGCCGCCGCATGAGCGGCCGCAGATCGAAAGCCGGCACAGCGGCATCAAGTGGCGCGCGCGCGATGGACGCGCGTTTGCGATGACCGAGAGCGGCATTGCCGTGATCCCAGTGTTGGGCACGCTCGTGCACCGTGGAATGGAATTCGACGCGTTATCGGGAATCGAATCCTACAACTCGATTGACAGCCGCTTCGGCGCAGCACTGCAGGCGGCGGAAGTCCGGGCCATCTTGTTTGAATATGACACCTGGGGCGGTGAAGTCTTTGGTTGCGCGGAGCAAGCCAAGCGCATTGCCGCGGCTCGTGGTGTTAAGCCGGTGTGGGCGGCGATCAACGAGGAGTGTTATTCCGCGGGATATTTTCTCGCATCTTCCTCGGAGAAGATCTACCTGCCGCGCACCGCGGAGACCTGCAACATCGGAACCATCGCGCTCCACGTCGACCAGAGCAAGTTCGATGCGGCGCTCGGCGTCGAATATACCTACATCTACGACGGCGACTTCAAGAAGGATCTCAACCCGCATGAGCCGATTGGTGACGGCCCGCGTGAGCGCCTGCAGGTGTTGGTCAGCCGCCACGGCCTGATCTTCCGGGAACACGTCGCCGCGTTGCGCGGACTCACGGAAGCCGCAGTCCGCGCGACCCAGGCCGGAGTTCTGACGGCGGACGATGCCGTCGAGCTCGGATTCGCCGACGGCATTGCGAACTTCGAGGAAACCGTCGCCCTGCTTGAGGATCACCTCGGGTCGGATTCGATTCGTAACACCGGTTCGCGCAACGCGGGCCGTTTTTTAACCCCTGAAAAGGAGAAACACATGAGCAAAGAAACCCCCGCGGGCGCGCAAGCCGAAGGCGCCGCCGACGAACTGAAGCATACCGATGTGCAACTCAACGCCGCGGTGGAGAAGGCCCGCACCGAAGGCCACGCGGCGGGCAAGGCGGAAGCAACCGCAGCGTCCGCGGAAGGCATCAAAACCGAACGCGAGCGCGTCCGCGGCATCCTGGGGCATGCCGAATCCAAGCAGCGCGGCGCCTTGGCTTCAGCCCTGGCATTGAACACCGACATGAGCGTCGAGCAGGCCGCAACGGCACTGGCGGCGGCGCCGAAGGAGGCGGCGGCCAACCCGCTGGGTGTGGTGATGGACGGTCTGAATAACCCGGTCGTCGGCGCCGATCTCGGCGGCGCCGCAAGCGGAGACGGCGATGTCGATTCCACCGTGAACACCATCGTCGCGCTGCATCGGCAGGCCAGCGGAAAAGCTGTAAAAGCAACAGCCTGACCACAGATCCACAGCCTCACAGTTACCGCGCCTGGTTGGTATCAGGCGTCCAAATTTCACATCTACTCAAAAAGGAAAATCATGAAAGCAAAATCGTTTTTCATCTCGTTCGCCATCCTGGCGGTAGTGTCCCTGGCCGTGTTCGCGGCCGGGGTGCCGTTGACGCCCAACGATGCAATCATAGGAATGGGCATGGCGACGGTCGCATCCTTCGGCACCGAAGGCACCTACGCTCCGGATAAGCTGCTGGCCGGCGACCCCGACATGCTGCTTACCCGGAGTGTGACCATTCCGTCGGGCACGGCCGCGCTTCTGCGCGGAGCGCTGCTTGGCAAAATCACCCTTGCCGGCGCATCCGAGACGCACGCCGGAAACACCGGTAACGGGGTGATGACGCTGGACGCTACGAACCCCGTCCGCGCCGGCGCCAAGCAAGGTGTCTACAAGGCCACCCTCATCACCGCGGCCGCGAACGGCGGCACCTTCCGCGTCGAGGACCCGGACGGCGCCGTGCTGGGCGACGTGGCCGTGGGCGCGACCTTCGATGACGACATCAAGTTCGTCATTGCGGACGGCGCCACGGACTTCATCGTCGGCGACACGTTCCTGATCACCATAGCGGCGGGCTCCGGCAAATACATCCTTTCCCTGGCCGCGGCCATCGATGGATCGCAGGTGCCGGATGCAGTTCTGATGGAGGACTGCGACGCCTCTGCCGCCGAGAAAATCACCCAGGCGCATTTCCGCGGTGATTTCAACGTCACCGCCATCACCTTCGGCACCGGGCATACCGCTGCCAGCGTGCGCGAAGTTCTGCGTGGTAAAGGCATCAATCTCGTCACCCCAGGCGTAGCCGCCTGACCGGCGTCCCGCGTAACAACCACTTCCCTCTTAACAAGGAGATTTAAAGATGGACATTTATGCCACTGCGGTACTGGCGGGCGTCGTCAAAAGTCTGTTCGTTCCGCCTTCGTTCCTGCTCGACACCTACTTCCCGAACATCCAGGAAGAAACCACTGAGGAGATCCACTTCGACCAGGAAAACGGCAAGCGTCGCATCGCGCCGTTCGTCTCGCCGCTGCGCGAGGGCGTGATCGTCGAAAGCCTCGGCTTTACCACCAAGACCTTCAAACCGGCGTATGTCAAAGATAAGCGGGTATTCGATCCCAGCCGTCCGCTGCGCCGCGCCAAGGGCGAGCAGATCGGCGGCAGCTGGACGCCTGCGCAGCGCATCCAGCTCACGCTGGCCAGCGAGTTGCAGGATCAGGTCGAGATGATCCAGCGCCGCATGGAGGTCATGGCGTCCGAAGCGCTGCGTCTCGGGCAGGTCACCGTGGAGGGTGAGGGTTACCCGACCGTAGTGGTGAGCTACGGCCGTGACGGCACGCTGCAGGTCACGCTGACCACCCCGAACCGCTGGGGCGAGTCCGGCATCAAGCCGCTCGACAACCTCGAGACCTGGGGGCAAGCGGTTCTAAAGAAAAGCGGCACGATGCCCCGCAAGGTCGTCATGGACCTGAAAGCCTGGAACCTGTTCAAGGCCGATGCCGACGTGAAAGCGGAGCTCGACCGGTTCCGCGGCAACTCCACGTTGGTGACCGACGCGGCGATCGAGGAGGGCGGCGTGTTCATGGGCATCATCCGGGGCTGGAGCATCTACGTGTATTCCGGCTGGTATGTGGATTCGTCCGGTGTCGAACAGCCAATCCTGCCGGACTACACCGTGATCATGGGATCGGAGAAGATCGACGGCTACCGCGCGTTCGGCGCCATCCGCGACGAGAAGGCCGGTTACCAGGCGATGCAGTATTTCCCGAAAAGCTGGGTCACCGAAGACCCGGCGGTGCGCTTCCTAATGACGCAATCGGCCCCGCTGGTGGTGCCGTATCGCGTCAACGCGAGCTTCCGCGCAACGGTCTATTCCTGATAGCAGCACGACGCGGCATCAAGAAGGCCGGGCTTCCATGCCTGGCCTTTTTCTTGACGCGCCGTTCGGCGCGATAACCGGAGGTCATATGGCAAAGAAAAGATATGTGGCAATCGACACCATCGACAACCGCCGCAAACCGGACGATGAACCGATTGCGGCGGGTAGCGTCGTAACCATGGACACGGATCAGGCCAAGGGCCTGCTGGCGTGCGGCGCGCTGCGGGAATTCGCTGATGCGGATCTGACGCCCGCGGAGCGCGAAGCCAAAGAGCGGGCTGAGCAGGAAGCCCAGGGCAAGGCCGAAGCAGAAACGCGGAGCAAGGCCAAGGCGAAAGCCGAAGCCAAGGCCAAGGCTGACGCGGAGGAAAGGCAGCGCATCGAGGCTGGGCTCAATGAGGAAGACCGCCAGCGCCAACAGGACGCGGCGGCTGCCGGGGCGGGTGCCGCTCCCGGCACCGGTGAATCCCGGGATCTGCTGTCCGGCAACGATAACGCGCAGGAATAACAGGCGTCCATGCTGTCCACCGAGGGATTCTTCGCTGCTGCCAAGCTCGCCGGCATGCTCAAGCCCGTGTCATGGACACCTTCCGGCGGCGGCGCGGCGCAGACCGCGGATGCCTGCTTTACCCAGCCGGCGCGCGATGTGCTGTCCGGAGAAGCCTTTACGGTGGACCCCACGATCAGCTATCCCGCGGCGCAGCTTGCCGGCCTGAAGCGCGGGGAGACCGTCACGGTGGACGGCGTCGCGTACAAGGTCCGCGAAGATCCTCGCACCGAACTCGACGGCAGCCGGGTGAGCGTTCCGCTTTCCAAGGTGTGATGCATGGCCTCCTTTTCCGAACAGCTCCGCGAGCACGTCAAAACCGCGCTGCTGGCGGCGCCGCAGATCCCGGAGGTGCTGGGCCGTGTCGAGCGCGGGCGAGAAGATTCGTATTCCGAACGCGAGGCCGGGTCGATCAACATCCGCGCCGAGGACGAGCAGTCCCGCGTGTTCTCCGAGGAAATCGACGACAACGAGATGATGGTCGAGATCGAGATCTACGTGACCGCCGAGCAGGGCGTCGTGTGGGAGACCCTCGCCGACGTCATCCTCGTCGCGATGCACGCGCGGATCATGGCCTACGCCGGCTGGGCCGCGATCCTCGCGCGCGTGCGCAAAGTCAGCGTGCGCTGGGCGGGCGATCCCGGCAACCGCACGCCCGGGCTTCTGACTGTGCGCTACGCATTCCGGTTCCTGAGCCGTGCGACCGCGGTGGACGCCGGGCCTTGATCGCGAATATTCACTATTATTTTCAAAGGAGAACACATGAACGAAGACACGAAATCAACTTCGGGCCCGGCGGCGAAGTCGCCGGCAACGCCAGTCGTGAACGGAACAACCGCGGAGATCATCGACCGCTGGTTTGTGGAGCAATTCCAGCAGCCGCCCATCGCGCATCGCACCGACTGCTACAACCAGGCGCTCGCCGCCAGGGACAAGCTGAAAGAGCTGTTCGCCGCGCGCGACGCGTAACCGGCATTTCGCGATTCACCGTTTTCATTTTCAATTTACCGTATTAAAAGGAGACTGCCATGCAATTCGGTTTCGGTTCCGGTTCCGCCTGGGCCATCGATTCGGCCGCCAACTCCACGCCCGTTCCTTTCGGCATCCTGCAGGACGCCAGCGTGGAATTCAGCTTTTCCAACAAGGAACTCAGCGGCACTTACGCGTTTCCAGTAGCGGTGGGCCGCGGCTCAGGCAAGATCGCGTGCAAGGCGAAGAACGCGCGCATGTCCGGGCGTTTGATGAACCTGTTTTTCAACGGCAGCAAGGCCGCCGGCCAGACCTCCGTTGCGCAGGACGAGGCAGGCACCGTGCCCACCACGCCGTTCGCGATCACGGTGGCCAACAGCGCCCAATGGGCGACCGATCTCGGCGTGTACAACGCCACGACCGGCATTCCGCTCGTGCGTGTGGCGAGTGCGCCGGCTACCGGGCAGTACAGCGTTGCCGCCGGCGTCTACACCTTCGCCGCCGCCGACACCGGGCTGGCCATGAAGATCAGCTACACCTACACGATCGCGGCCTCCGGCGAGCAGATCACCATCACCAATCCGCTGATCGGTGACGCGCCGACCTTCAAGGCCGTTCTGACGCAGAACTTCAACAGCAAACGCAACACACTGACGCTGAATTCAAACGTGTTCAGCAAATTCGGTTGGGGCACCAAGCTCGAGGACTTCGGCATGAAGGACCTCGATTTTTCCTCGTTCGCCGATGCCGGAAACAACATCGGCACCTGGAGCCTCGCCGAAGCGTCCTGATCCCCCGTGGACGAAACCCTCAAGCTCCAGATCGCCAACCTCCTCAACGGCATCCCCGTCGAGGAGGTTGCGCGCATTGCAGGAGAAACCCCGGCCGAGATCACTACCCGGTTTCTCTCCGTGATGAAGCTCGTGGCCGAGTATGAGCTCGTGCATTGCGTCCCGTATTTTCCCTGTGGCAGCGTCGCCGAAGCGTGCCGTAATCGCTTGCGCGTGCTCGACGTGCTGGGCGCTATCGAACGCTGGGACGCCATCGAGCGGGATTTCATGCTCGACCTGCTCAAGGAAAAAAAAGGCATCGACTATGGGTTCGATCGCGCAACGGCCCGGAAAATCTGGGAGCGCACGCTCGACGCCGTTCCGAACTACCTGGACAAGACCGAACTCCCCGCGTATTTCCGCGACCGCACCGCCTTCCTGTCCGCGCGCCGCGCGCGAGTCATCGCAGCCGTGGATAAGTTCGTATCGCTCCGCAATCCGTTGATCTATAAACACATCGAGCATATAGGCATGGACGCAGCCAATGCGGTCGATGTCGCAACCAGTCTGACCCATTAGGAGGAGCAGCATGATTCCCGGCACCAACGTTACCCTCGGCGGCCAAAAATATCTGATTCCGCCGCTCAACTTCGCGGCGCTCAAAAAACACAAGCCCTTCCTGATCCGCGCCATGAAGGGCGTTGTCGATCCGACGACGATTGACGACCAGGATTTCGACGTAATGTTCGACCTCGTTTACCTGGCCCTCAAGCGCAACTATCCGGCGCTCACCGAAGAGGTGCTGGGCGACCAGCTCGACTTAGGCAACATCCAGATCGTCATGCCGGCGCTGATGAAGACTTCCGGATTCGAGGAGGTGGAGGCCAAAGCGGGGGAGTAGACGCCGGGGAGTTTCCCGACCTCGACGGCATCACGGCGCACGTGTGCCAATCCCTCGGCTGGACATGGGAAGAAGCCGACGAGCAGCTCGACATTCCCCGGCTGAAAACACTGACGGCCTACTGGCGCACCTCCCCGCCGACGCACATCGCCGCGGCAATAATCGCCGGTGCGCTGGGCGTGCGCTTCGACGCGGCCGCAAGCGCTGAATCGTCCTCCGGCGCGAAGGACGACACCAGCGCGATCTTTGACAAGCTGTTTCCTGACGGACCTCAAGACCATGGCTGAGCAACGTTTCCATACCGAGATCACCGCCTCCGCATCGCAGTTCAACGCGGAGATGGATGCCGCCGCGCAGCGGGCGATCACGGACGCGCAAAAAATGCAGTCGTCGTGGCGCGAGGGCTTCTACCAGATGGGCCAGTCCGCGGCCGGCATGACGAAGCAGACGAGCAGCCAGTTCGATGGCCTGAAAGAGACGATCAAGAGCTTCCGCGGCGTCCTCGTCGGGGCTGCGGCGGTGGTCACCGGCGCAGCATTCCTAAACAAATTCGCATCGGACGCCAGTAAGGCGACGGTCGAGACCGAAAAGCTTGCCAGCATGCTGGGCACCACCACGCAGGAAGCCTCCGCGCTGAAGATCGCGCTCGATGACATCGGCGTGGAGACAGAAACCTACACCGGCATGGTCGGTAAGATGACCATGAAATTGCGCGAAGGCGAGGAGCGGTTCAACGAGCTGGGCGTCAAGACCCGCGGCGCGAACGGAGAACTGCTCTCCACCGATAAGATTGTGCAGAACGCGATGCAGGCGCTGCTTAAATTCAGGGAGGGCACCGACCGCAACCTCGCCGCCACGGAGTTTTTCGGCAAGGGCTGGCAAGAGGTGAACCGGGTGATGAAGCTCACGCCGGCGGTGATGGAGGCGGCGCGGCAGAAGGCCCAGGAACTGGAACTTGAAATCGGCCCGGAAGGTGTGGCCAGCGCGGAGCGCTACAAGAGCGCGATGAACGATGTGGGAGACGTTTACGGAGCGCTGAAAAACCGCATCGGCCAGGCGCTGATGCCGGTGCTCAGCGATTTCGCGGAGTGGATGTCGAGCCTGGGCCCGGCCGCGGTCACAACCATGCGAGGCGTGGTGGGCGGTTTCGTGAGTGTGTGGTACGGGCTCGCCAATGCCGTCACCATCGTCTGGCAGTTGGTGAAGGCGTTCCTGTTCAACGTCACGGAGCCGATGGTCGGCTTCGGCGAGGCGATGGCGCTGGCCCTAGGCGGCAACTTCGCCGCGGCCGGCGCGCGGCTGCGGCAGATCGTGCCGAACGTGAAGGCCGCGTGGGAAAACGCCTTCGAGGAAACCCTCAAGTCGAGCGAAAAAACCCGCGATCGGCTGCAGGCGCTGTTCGATCCGAACGCGGAGCAGGGTCAGGGCAATGCTCCGAAACCAGGCGGCGACCGGAAATATACGCCTAAATTGGAGGGTTCGCGTCTCTCCCAATTCGAAGCCGAACTCGCCGCGCGCCGCGATGCGTATGACAAAGAGCAGATGCTCGCGGGCACGTTCCAGCAATTCACGAAGGCGATGGAACGCGACTTTTGGAAAAACATCCTTAACACGCAAAAGCTGAATAAGGAAGAACAGGCGGCCGTCTCCAAGAAATACTACGCTGTCGAGCGCGATCTCCGCAAGGATGCCTTCGAGCGGGAGATTGAGGACATCAAGTCCCGCATCGAGGCCCACAAGCAGGGCTCCGTGGAGCGGATTCAACTGGCCGGCGAGTCTGCGGCCAAGATCGGTGAGAAGTTCGGGCTGGAGAGCAAGGAATACCGCTCCGCGCTGGCGGAGATGTCCAAACTTGCGCGGGAGCGCAAGGACCAGATGGACAAGCTCGATGAACTGGCCATCGAGCGCCAGCGCCAATACCAGACCTCGCGCGTATATCTCGAGCGCCAGAACCTCGACATGCTCGAAAGCCTGGGCATTATCACAGCCGAACAGAAACTGGCGCGGCTGAAGGAACTCAAGGAGATCGAGTACCAGATCGAGCTCAAGGCTGCGCAGGACCGCGCGGCGCTGCTCGAAAAGGATCCCGTTGCCTATCAGCAGGCGCTGGACCGCATCAAGCAGCTCGCGGAGAAGCACAAGCTCGATCTGGCCCAGATCGACGGGCAGATCGCCCAAGACAAGAAAAAAACGCTCGACACCTGGTTCGATCCGCTGACCCAGGCGCTGAGCGGCATGGTGAGCGGCGTGCTGCAGGGCACGCAGACCCTGCGGCAAATGACGCTGAAAATGCTAGACGGGATTGCGCTGTCATACGCCAATATGCTTGTCAAAATGGCTGCGGACTGGATTAAAACAGAGATCATCAAGAGCGGTGCGACGCAGACTGGCGTCGCGGTGCGCACTGCCGCGGAGTCCGCCGGCGCCACGGCGTCCACCGGCTTCACGCTGGGTTCCGCCATGAAAAACATCGGCGCCAAGGCGTGGGAAGCGGCGTCCAGCGTGTACGCCTCCATTGCACAGATCCCGGTGGTGGGCCCGTTCCTCGCGCCCGCCATGGCGATCGCGGCCGCGGCGACGGTGCTCGGCTTCGTCGGCAAGATCGCGTCTGCGGCTGGCGGTTTCGACGTTCCGACCGGCGTCAATCCGCTGGTGCAGATGCACGAGGAGGAAATGGTGCTGCCGAAAGATATTGCCAATCCGTTGCGCGATCAGATAGCCGACGGTGGCGGCGGATCGGCATTGAGCATCAACGTCAAGTCGAATGACAGCCGGGACATTCTGCGTTCCCTGAGACAAGGTGGCGTCCTGAGAAAGGCGCTTGAAGAGCTGCACCGCAAAGGTTTCCGGTAGCCCGGTCCCGTCATGTCGAACGCGATCTTTCCCACATTGGCCGGGCGGGGATGGGACCTGGTGCAGCGTCCCAGGTTCAACACCAATATCCAGTCAGCCGTCACTGGCTCAGAGACTCGCGTGGCTTACATGAGCTACCCGGTCTACGACATGACGCTGGTGTACAACTTTCTGCGCGCCGCGGCGGGCTATGCGGAGCTGCAAAACATCTTTGATTTCTTCCTGGCACGGCAAGGCGCTTTCGACAATTTTCTGTTCAGCAACTGGTGGGACAACCAGGCGACGCTGCAGAGCTTCGGAACGGGAGACGGGACCACCGTGGCCTTCCAGCTCAAACGCTCGCTGAAAGACAGCGGCTTTCTCGAACCCGTCATGAATCTGAACGGCGCGCCCGCCATTCAGGACAATGGGTCCACTGTCAACCCCGCCAATTATTCCGTGGGCGCCACCGGCGTGGTGACGTTCACGACTGCTCCCGTCAATGCCCATGCGTTGACCTGGACGGGCGCCTATTACTACCGGTGCCGTTTCAAGGACGATCTGCAGGACTACAAGAATTTCATGAACCAGGTCTGGGACCTCAAAAAATGTGACCTGATCGGATCGCTGGGCAACAAAATATGAAAACCGCAAGCGCCGGGCTCATTGCGCTGCTTGCCGCGCAAAACCAGTTCGTCTGCGCCGATCTTTACACCTTCACGCTGGCCGACGGCACCATCGTCCGCTACACCTCGGCCGATATCAACCTGGTGGTCAACACTTTTACCTTCGACAGCGCGGGTCCGAAATTCACGCGCGAATCAACGAGATCGGGCATCGGCCTCGAGGTGGACAGTCTCGGGGTGACGATCACGCCAAAATCAACCGACCTGCTGCAGGGGCTGCCCTGGCTGCAGGCCGCGCTGAACGGGAGCCTCGACGGGGCGCGGGTGCTGGTGGAGAAATTTATTTCCGATGCGTGGACTAACACCGCCGTCGGCGCGCTTCACCAATTTTCTGGGATGGTGTCCGATGTCGAGGTGTCCAGGGTGGAGATAAAACTCACCATCTCCGCGGACACGGAATTGCTGGCCGTGCAGATGCCGCGCAATGTGATCATGGCCGGTTGTATCCACAGTTTGTTCGATGCCGGATGCGGTCTGGTAAAGGCAACCTTCTCCGCGAATTCGACATGCGCGAGCGGTTCGACCGTGAGCTCGATCAACTGCGGACTGGCGCAGGCCAGCGGCTATTTCACCCTCGGCACGATATTGTTCACCGGCGGCCCGAACGCCGGCTTGAAGCGGACGGTGAGGGCCTACACGCCAGGCGTGATCACCCCGTTGATGCCGTTGCCCTACACGCCAGGCGTCGGCGATGCGTTTACCGCCACCGCCGGCTGCGACAAGATGCAGGCGACCTGTTTGGGCAAATTCAACAACCTTGCGAATTTCAAGGGTTTCCCGTATGTGCCCGTCCCGGAAACGAGCATGTGATGGATGCGAGACAGGCAATTATCGCGGAGGCCGAAACGTGGATCGGCACGCCCTACCATCACGCCGCCGCCGTGAAGGGTGCCGGCGTCGACTGCGCGCGGATCCTGATCGAGGTCTACTCCGCGGCCTGTGGGATCACCAAGCCTGATGTCGGGTATTACCCGGCGGACTGGATGCTGCACCGATCCGAGGAGCGCTATCTCGGGTGGATTGAACAGTATTGCGATCGCGTAGCCGTTCCGCGCATGGGCGATATCGTGTTGTTCAAGTTTGGTCGCTGTTTTTCCCACAGCGGGATCGTGGTGGCGTGGCCGAACATCATCCACGCCCAGCGAGGAGAAGGCGTGTGCTACGCGGACGCGACCAAGGGTAGGCTGGAAGGGCGGGAGACCATGTTTTACTCGGTGAGGGGCGTGTGACATGGGTTTTTTGTTCGGGTCCCCTTCTTCCATTTCCACCAGCGAAGTCGCGCTGGGGGGGTTGCGCATCCAGAGCGCGGGTTATGGCGTGGCCATCCCGATCAATTACGGCAAAAACCGGGTGCCGCCGACGCTCATCTGGTATGGGAATTTCAAGGCCATCCCGCACACCACCACACAGGAGAGCGGCGGCAAGGGCGGCGGCGGTGCGGAAAGCAGCAACACGACCTTCACCTATACGGCGGGCGTCATATTTTCCCTCGGGGAAGGCCCGGTGGCGGACATCATCAAGACGTGGGTGGACAAGCAGTCCCATGCCTTGCCGGCAGAGGTGGGCCTGTCGAAATTCCTGGGCACCTACCCGCAGTCCCCCTGGGGCTGGCTGCAAGCCTATGCCCCCGGCCAGGCGCTCGGCTACCAGGGGATCGTGTATGTGGCGGCATCCGATTACAGCGTCAACGGCAACGCTTCCCTGGGCAATCACAGCTTCGAGGTGTCCGGTCGGCTGAAGGATGCCTGTAACGATGATGTGAACCCGAAGGACATCATTGTTGATTTCCTGACCAATGCGAACTACGGCGTGCCGGGGTTTCCCGCTTCGCGCATCGGCGACCTGACGCAGCTCAGTAATTACTGCAATGCGGCCGGAGTCCGCATCAGTCCTTCGGTAGACACGCAGCGGGCCGCGCACGAATGGCTGACGGAGTTCGCCCAAATGGCCAACTCCGCTCCGGTGTGGAGCGAAGGGAAATTAAAAGTACTTCCATATTCTGACGCTATCGCCAGTTCCAGTTTTAGCAGTCCTGGTGGCAATGCGGTTGTGATCTCTACTGTTTACACACCAACTGGCGGCAACACGCTCAACACGCCGAATTATGGAACGCCGTTCGTCTGGATAAATAGCTACAACGAAGCCTGGGTTAGCGTTAGGTTGTCAGGCCGTCCCGATACCGCTTCTACAGTATGGCTTGTAGATATTGCCTCTGGTTCAGTTGTTCAGACATACGATTGGTATCCTGCTACCCCGCGCGAACCGATAGGCGTGATGCGCAACGGCGATTATCTTTGCGGCAGACCCAACGGCGCTCGGCAGCTTTGTCGGGTTCCGAGACTAGGCGGATCTATAACTGCGCTTAATTTCAACGGTTTTGGAATGCCGATGCGCCCGCAGGAGGATGCTGACGGTAATCTATGGGATAGCCTATATGGATCAGGGGCAACCAGCCAAATTTGCAAATTTACAAATATGAGCTGGCAAGTCCTCTCTCCTTATGGAGGAACCTACACACGCACGGACTACGGAATTGGTCCGCTAGGCACAATAACAGTGCATGCCATATATATGGCAGACAACACTTTCGCGGTAGCAAATCGAATTTATGCCTACGGCGCGTCATCAGGTTTTTGGGATAAGTGGGCGTGGATGACGATTTCCACCGGCGTCTGGAGCGCGGCCGTGACCGTTGCCGGAACAGCTATTCAATTTATCGAATGGCACGCCATGTATGTCGGCGGCGGGTATGTCTACGCGACATTTTTAGAAAGTGGCAACGCCAAGGTGAGGCAATGGACTACTGAGGGTGTGGTGGTAAACACCGTGACCCTCGGTGCCGTGGCCAGCATCTATGGTATTCGCATGGCGCTCGACAACTCCGGGGCGCTGTGGGTTTCCTTCCAAGTTGGCTTCGGTGTCGGCCCTTACCGGCGTTACCGTGTGCGTACATCGGATATGGTTGTGATTACTACCGTCGCGTCTGATGCTACTGAGTATTCTACTGCTGTTGGCGGAACTTCTGATGGCTCATTAATCACTACGAAGAGTTTGACTTCAGTTAGAAAAATTCAGTACCAATCAGACCTTGAGTGCTACGCAACGCCAGTTACATACACACCAAATGTTGTTGCTTCCTACAATTTATCCGATGATGATTATATTGCCTCTGGCGACGACCCGCCGATAATCGCTACCCGCAAAAAGCAGACCACAGCATTTAACCTTGTTCAGGTGGAGTATCGGGACCGCGCCAACGATTACAACATCGCCATTGCCGAGGTCAAGGATCAGGCGAGCATCGAGGCGTATGGCGTGCTGCCGTTGCCTGTCCTGCGGCTGCATGCGATCACCACGAACGCGGTGGCGATGCAGGTTGCTCAGGCGGTCTTGCAGCGCGTGTGTTACGTGCGAAAAGAATACACATTCAGGCTGTCGCTGAAATACAGCCGGCTTGAACCCATGGACGGGCTGACGTTGACCGATGCGCGGCTGGGGATGAGCCAGTTTCCGGTGCGCGTCACGGAGGTCAGCGAAGACGGGGATGAAGTGCTGTCCATTACCGCGGAGGAACGCGACCTCGGCATTTCCAGCGCCAACACTTATGACGCGCAGGGCGGCGGCGCGGGCTATGCGCCTGATTATTCGGTCGTGCCCGGGAACGTAAATCCGCCGGATGTGTTCATCGCTCCTGCGAATCTCACCGTATCGGGGTATGAGGTGTGGGCGGCGGTCTCCAACGTGGACCCGAACTATGGCGGCTGCCATATCTGGGCGAGCTACGACAACGCCACCTACCAGAAAATCGGCACACTGATCGGCAACTCGCGGCAGGGTTTTATCACCGCCGCGCTGCCAGCGGGCGCCGATCCCGATGCGATAAACACCCTCGCGGTGGACTTGACCGAAAGCGCGGGCGCGCTGGATACCGCAAACCAGCCCGCCGTGGATGCGTTCGACACCTTGTGTCTGGTGGGCAATGAGTTCGTGGCCTACCGGGACTCCGCGTTGACTGCGGCGTCGAAATACAACCTGACTTACCTGCGGCGCGGTGTGTACGGCAGCACGCAGGGCGCGGTGATCAACGCCCGCTTTGTGCGGTGCGACCAGGCGCTGTTCAAATATGCGTTTGACCCCGCGTTTTGGGGTTTTACTCTGTACCTAAAGTTCGTCGGGTTCAATCCATTCGGCAATGGATTGCAGGATATTGCCGCGTTGACGCCGGTGACAATGGTGCTGTCCGGAAATTTGACGAAACCCACGCCACCCAGCAACTTTAATATCGGGCAGAGCGGGGCGCTTGTCACCTTTTCGTGGACCCCTTCGCCGGACCCGCAGGTGCGCGGAAATGAGATTCGCTACGTGCTGCAAGGGGCGCCAATGCGTTGGCAGGACGGCATTGTGCTCAATGGCGCGACTGCGTGGGCAGCGCTGACAAGCAGCCAGGTGATTCCCGGAGCATGGTCTTTCATGCTTGCCGCGGAGGATGCTAGAAGCAATTTCTCCTTACCTGTCACGCTGGATTTCACCGTGACGAACGCCAACACGGTGCTGCATGCCACGCAGGAAGCCTTGCCTGGCGATACGGCCGGCAGCACGCCGACCAATGTGGTGAAACACTGGACCGGCAAGATTTTCCCGCGGAGCCAGAATCTGGCCAGTGCCGACGGGTGGAACACCTTCGATATCTTCGTGATAAACCCGTTTGCGACCTGCGCTTACGAAGCGGCCGAAATCGATCTCGGTTCCGACCGAACGGTGAGAGCATGGGCCGCATTGTGGGCCGACACGGTTCCGGACACAGACCTCGGCATTGTGCAGCCGCAGCTTATGCTGGACTATAAACTGGCTGCCGGAACGTATAGCGGCTTCCGGCCGTGGACCATCAATTCTCTGACTGCACGCTACGTCAAAATGAAATTTACGTTCAACACATCACAGGGCACGCCTGTGATCCGGATGTTCAACCCAACTATAGACGCGTAGGGAAATCATGCCTGTTGCAACCTTTACTCAACCAGACGTGACGGCGCAGGACGCCGCCACGTACAAGGCCGCGATCGACGCCTCCATAAAGGTGATGTCCCGCTTCGGACAGGCCTTCGCTCCACACCAACAAACCACGCCTGATATGACCGTGCGTGTGGACACGGGTTTTATCCTAGCGGGGACTACGCAGACTGAAAAGGCGGCGCAGTCCACGGGCACGATAACCGCTCCCGCTGGCAATCCGCGTATTGACCGGGTAGTGCTGGACGCCGCGACCGGTAACGTATCGGTGGTTACCGGCACGCCTGCCGCCTCTCCTGTCGCGCCGGCAATCCCGTCCGGGAAACTTCCGTGCGCCCAAGTGCTGCTGCAAACCACATCCACGAGCATCACCAATGCGATGATCACGGATGAGCGCGCCCCTGTGCCGCGTATGGACGCGGTTGGCCTATTTCGCAAAGCCGATCCGACCACCGCGGCATTCGTCAAGACCGGCGCGTTCACGATGTCCACGCAGGCCGCAATAATCTATGTTGATGTCAACGGCGTTATGCAGAGCATCGCAGCCTCCACCGTCGTCACCATGCCCGGCTCGCCGGCAGCGGGCACGGACTACGCCATTTGGGCGAAGACAGACGGCACGCTGGAGGCGACTGCGGATCACGTCACCCCGCCGACCGCGAACGCAAGAAAGATAGGCGGATTCCACTATGCACCTGGAGGAAATGCAACGCAGATTTCCATCTCCGCGGTGGCCGCGGGAACGGCGATCGTTGTACAAACTGTTCCCGTCAACACATGGGCACTCTATCTCCTTTCAATAAACGCCGCAGGCACGATCACGGTCACACCAGCGGCGGCCAATGCTACCACTGGTTATGCCACAGAAGCATTAGCGATTGCTGCGCTTCCATCCCGCCCGGCATCAAGCGCCTATATGGGGCATGTCACTGTATTGACAAAAGTGGGTTTCGCATGGATTGCGGGAACGGATGCGCTGGCCGGCGGCGCAAGTGGTAATGTGGCGGCAACAACAAATTATTACCCGCAACTTGGCGCCGCAATGGGGTTGACTCTCTCGCGTGGCACGACCGATACAAATATCGCCAGCACGGCATTCGCTTATTACTTGGGTGGCGACACGACCCCGGCGATCAACGCCTACTCGGTATGGGATCTTAAGTTCCGCCCGGCCTGTCCCGACCCGCGCGGGATGTGCCTGGTTGCTGATGGCTTCTGGGCAGACATTTATCTGCTCGGTGTCGATCACCCGACCAATGGATCGAGCAAATATAACGTCACCATTGCGGACGGACCGAGCCCGCCGAAGATCCCGGCGAAGTTTGGCGGCAACGGCACGACGGCCTACGGTGGCGGCAACTGGTGGGACATGCACGAAGTGATGCGCTCGTTCGGTAAACGCTTTCCGAACTATTCCGAGTTCTCGGCACTGGCGTATGGCACAACCGAGGCAATATCCAGCGGCGGAACGGATGTTCCGACTACTGGCGTGTCGGGAACAGGCGCAACGTCCGCATGGAATTTATTTACCTCGAAATGGGGGGTCGTCCAGGCGGCGGGGAACTTGTGGGTATGGGGTGACGAGTTTGGTGGTGGCACGGCTGCAGGGGGGTGGGTAGCCAACACCGGCGGCCGGGGCTCCACGTATCAACTGGAGAACGCCGTTCTGCTCGGTGGCGCCTGGAACACCGGGGTGGGTCCCGGGTCTCGGGCCTCGCTCTGGCTCTACGCGCCCACGTACTCGAACAACGACATCGGGGCTCGTGGCGTCTGTGACCACCTGCAACTTGATTAACCGGGCGAAAGCCCGGTCACACAGCGATGGATGTAATCCAGGACGTAGAGCAATGCTTCGAGCAAATGGCCGTGGTGGAGAAATACGAGACGGTGATCTTGTATTGCTACCCGATCGCTCAAAACCTGCCCAGGCAGCACGGTGTCGCCAAAGAGATGTTCATCCGTGCGCTGCTCGGGCAGGTGGCTTTATTCACAGCGGCCGGAAAATCGAATCAAGTGTCAAAGGTTTACGCAGCGGATGCGGGGTTGGCCGATCTGCGTTTTTGGTTTCGCTTCTTCGCTCAGTCCAAAATCCGGGGCATGTCTCCCCACCAGCACCAAGTGGCTTTAATTATGCTTGCGGAGGTGGGTGGCATGGTAGGAAGTTGGATCAAGCGAACGAAGCGAAAGGGTGTGAATGGGTAACAACGCCGTTCTGCTCGGTGGCAACTGGAACAACGGGGTGGATTCCGGGTCTCGGGCCTCGAACTGGAACAACGCGCCCACGAACTCGAACAACAACATCGGGGCTCGTGGCGTCTGTGAGGATATTAGATTGGATGTACCGCTCGGCATGTGTCACGGCGCTGCCGGCAGACCAATCGAAGTATGGTCAGCCATTCATTCCTGCTTCGGCAAACACGCTTCAAGGTTCAGCAGAACGCCGAGTAACCGCAAGGCGAAAGGCGCAGCTGGCATTCATGGGTAAGAAATACAAGCACCTCATTGAGCGCATCGGCGCGATCGAAAACCTGCGTGACGCCTACGAGAGAACGGCCAGGGGCAAGCGGTCCACATTTGGGTTTCTGGAGTTCAAGGAATACGCCCACGCGAACCTGGCTTTGATGAGCGAGGCCATTCTGGACGGCGCATGGGTGCAGGGGCCTTACCGAGAATTTACCGTTTACGAGCCAAAATCAAGGCTGATTTCAGCGCTGGACTTCAAGGATCGCCTGGCGCAGCACGCCCTGGTCAACGTCATCGGGCCGATCTTCGATAAAACCCTGATGCCGCAGACCTTCGCTTGCCGGCACGGCATGGGCACGCACGCTGGCGTCAGGTTTGTCCAGGCAGGCTTGAGGCGCACACAAGCGAAGTATTTCCTGAAAACGGATTACTCGAAGTTCTTCTATTCGATCGACCGGCCAATTCTACACGCCATGATTGAACGTAAAATAAGCTGCAAGCCAACGCTGAAATTGATCCGGGCGATGGTGCCGAATACTGGCCGTGGAGTCCCGATCGGCAGCCTGACCAGCCAGATATTTGCCAACGTGTACGGCAACGCCGTCGACCGCCTGATCCACTTCGACCTCGGGCACCGGTGCTGGGCGCGGTATATGGATGACATCGTGATCCTGGGCGACGACCTCGGGCGCCTGAAGGAAACCTTCCGCGCCATCGAGATGCACGCGAAAGACGTGTTGAAGCTCAGCATCAGCAAATGGAACGCCAGCGCCGTGTCCAGGGGCATCAACTTCCTCGGCTACCGCATTTGGCCTACGCACAAGCTGCTGCGCAAGGACTCAGTGCTGCGCGCAAAACGCAAGATCAAGGGCTACATCGGGCGCGGCGATACCGAGGCGCTGGACAGGTTCCTGGCGTCCTGGGCCGGCCACGCCGGATGGGCGGATACCCACAACCTCATCACTCATTTGGAGAATCAGCATGGCATCACCGTTAATTAACACCCGCGCCGACCTGGACAGCATCGCCGGAACGCCAGAGCACGCGGAGTTTATCTCCATGCTAAAAGGCAGCATGACCCAGCGGCACAACGCCGCAGTCTATCCGGAGGGGTATGGCCAGCCTGGTTACGTTGGGCCTGCTGTCGAGCCGGTGTGGGCGGATTCGGAAGATCTCAGCACGATCGAGCGGTTTGGTTTTACCAAGGATGAGATTTTGGCGCTCTAACCGTCCGGTCCAGAGGGAGATGCATACATGCACGAGATCGATGGGGGCACCGCGGCTGTGGTCAGCGGCAGCGCCGCGGCGGCATCAACAGCACTCAGCCTGGCGCAGCAGGTGTCCTCCGCGCTGTTCGGCGTTACCCTTGCTGTGGTGCTGGCCGGGTTTGCCGGGGCGTTCTACGGTCTGATGTACCGCGAGCCCATGCCCGCCGCGCGGCTGTGGTCGAATCTCGTCGCCTGCACCATCCTCGCCAGCACCAGCGCGCCGGCGTTAGGCCAATATCTTGGCATCTCCGCGATCGGCACCGGCGGCATGTCGGGCCTGATCGGGTTCCTGCTGGTGGCTGGGCAGCCGTGGTTAAAAAATAATCTCAGCCGTTTATTCGATATCTTCAGTCGGTTTCTTGATCGCTTAATTGGGAAATCTCCGCCGCCCGGCGGGGAAGGGTAATCATGAATACCTTGACCTGGACAATTGTCGCGCAGATTGCTGCGATCGCGGTTCTGGTGCGCATGGTGGGCTGCGCAAACCGAATCAATTCACGCTGCGTTCCGTGTATTGTTCGCGCCGCATTCGCGGCAATGGCTACCAGCGCGCTCGCGGTTCTTTTTTCGCCATGGGTGGGCTTTGCGCTCAACTGGCCGCATGCCGTGTTTGCCGTCTGCGTAGCGTTCTATGTCTGGGCCGACCGACGGGGTCCACCATCGACAGAGATTAAATCATGATCAGCCTAGCCGATTATTTCAAAGCCTACGCCGGATACCCGGAGATCACGCCGGAGATCGAGGCCAATGCCGCAGACCTTCTGGCCAAGCACGGTGCGCTGATGGCCTATGCCGTGGCCGATGGGTGGAAACCGCAAGTCAACCCGGTCACCGGGACGATGGTATCAGGCGACCAAAATGGAGGCTGGCGGCCGCAGGCGTGCCCAATCGGCGCACCAGACAGCACTCATAAAAAGGGGAAGGCCGTTGATACCCACGATCCAGGCCGCCGGCTGGCGAGCTGGTGCATGGCGAACCTTGACCGGCTGCGTGACCTGGGCCTGTATATGGAAGATCCGCGCTGGACGGCATGGAAGAAAGGCGGGGGCGGCTGGGTGCATCTGCAATCCGTACCGCCGCGTTCTGGCAAGCTGGTTTACATTCCATCGACCGCTGATGCGATAGCTGGAAACCCGGCGCCGTGGGGTGCGGCATGAAAGCGCATCGCCCAAAGTCCAATGTGGACCCCAAGCCGATCACGGCCCAGCCGATCGGCAAACCTTTCGCCGTGGACGGCACGATAAGCCTGAAGGAATCACACTACGGCAAAAGGCATCAAAGAGATTACGACTCCGCGCATTTGGAAGAGGGTTGTTATCGGCGCATGCCGTATTTCTTTAACTGATTGGGAATTATATAGATGTCTCCACAAACAATTTTCCTGTTGGTTTTTTGGGTAACTGGCGCACCTACTCCGTTGATCTTGGACGCCTACTTGACGCGGGAAGCCTGTGAAGCGAAAGCAGCCCCCATGTATTCGCCTCACACCAGCGGGTTTGCTGTGTGTCAATCGGTGACGGCCATCAAATGAAAATACTGCTCGCAGTAACCGTTGTCCTGTGGCTGCTTACGTGGTGGGCCTATAAAGCCGTGGACCGTGCCGGGGATAACTTTGGAGCGGGCCTGTTGGTGCTGTTGGCTGGAGGCTTCGCTTTTGTCTCAACCTGCGCCCTGTTCGTTTGGGCGCTCATTAAGGCGCTGACATGAACAAGCAACGCGGCATCGCAGATTTATGGCTCGTCGTGATTGGCGGCCTTGCGCTGCTCGGCCTGTTGTCCGGGCTAGTTTATGGCGTGACGAGCTACCTGACCGGCGTCGACCAGAAGGGCTACGACCGCGGCGTGAAGGAATCCGAGGCCAAGTACGCCAAGCGGGACAACGAGGCGCTACGCCTGGCCAACATCGAGATCCAGACCCTGCATACCGCAGCTCGCGCCAAGGAACAGGCGCACCAGGCCGACATGGACGCCATCGAAACCAAACGCTTACAGGAGGTGCAACGTGCAAAAGACCAACGTGATCATGATATCGCTGCTGTTGTCGCTGGGACTATCAAGCTGCGCGACCCCGGACAAACTGCCGCCGGCGCCGACTCAGGTGGTCAGCGTCCCGGGAGCGAAGCTGGCGCCAGCGCCGGCAAGTGTGATGGTCGAGCGGGAGGCCAACTTTCGCCAGCGGCTTCTCGATTTCTTCTCGAGCTCGCCAACGAAGCCGACGACGTCACCCGACAGCTCGGCTCCTGCCAAGCCGTGATCAATGCGGACAGGGCCACCATAAACGGGCCTTAGTTGACATCCGGCCCCGGCGGGTGCATCATATCCCCGGTCTAAAGTCCGTCACCTGATCCACCACGGCCCGCCTTGCGCGGGCCGTTTCTTTTCAATCGTCGATCTGCCCGGTCTTGATGCGAAATAGCTCCCACAGACCGGGGTGCATGCGACGCTGCCCACCCTCATAGTCCTGCCATGCGCGGAGTGATCCGCGGATCACGTCGGCCGCGGCCGTCTGCGTAAGCTTGGCCTTTTCGCGGGCCGCGACGATTTGCGCCGGCGTTGGGTTGCTGGCGGCCGTGCGGTTTTTGCTGCGATTCGCATGGGGCATGATGGTATCCATTATATCGCTCCGCGCTTTGTCGCGGGTTTGGCCATTGCCGCGGCCGCGGCGCTCTTCACGTTCTCAACCAGGCGCCGATATCGCTCCACGATCTCCGCGTGGCCTTGCTCGGCTTCTCCCCATGTGGCGTAACAACGGGCCTCGATGCGGTCGCGCCTCGCTGCCGGCCGTCCATGCAATTCGCCTAGGTGCGACTCGCCATAAACCACGGTTTTGAACAGCATCGGCGGTGGAGAAAATGCCCCGCACTGAGCCTGAAATGGCCGGAATATAGTGGCGATCAGCAGGTCGCCTGCCATCAGTTTCGTTTGCGCGATCGTCATGTCGGCCTTCTCGATCCACCTTGTCCACCGATCGAGATCGAGGCAGGGCTCCGGCACGCGGCCGTTCAGCATCCACAAGACAGCATATGTCATGTTGTACAGCCCGGGATTTCTCCCGAGCCGCCTATCAGTTAATCAATCAATGAGCCAGCCTGCGCTCCGCGAAAAACCGGCCTTCAAACTTGGCTTCGTCGTTCTCGATTTGCAGTTGGCCACGTTCCAGCCGAGGGCGCTTGCCTGCATTACGCACGATGCGATGCGTATTGATGGCCCGCCGACTGTTGCCGATCGAGAACGACACCACGACACATTCAACCCGGTTTGGATGCTGCGACGGCCTCACGCCTTCCGCCATCGCTTTGGGATCGGTCACCATCCAAGCCTCACTCACGAACGCAACGATCGCCACGGAAGGGTGCAGGCTGAGCAGATCGATCAGTTCTGCGACCATGTCCTTTTCGGCTTCGTTTCCCATTTTCCCCGACACATCGATAACCTTCCACGGCTTCCCGGGATGGCCGGTGTCCATGATGATGATCGGAGGATGTGTTTTGCCGCTGCGGACAAGCTTGGCGGCGCGTTCGTAGATTGCTGCATCCAACTTTTCAACTGCTTCCATCTTTACTCCTTGACCCCTGATTCCCCGAGGCGCGGGTTTGTGGTTGGAGGCGCCGGAACTCGAATCCGGAGTTGCAAGGTCTAAAGTCCGCTTCTGTCACCTGACCGCCCCCTCCACAATTTGAATTATACACGCATTGCGTATATTTGCAAGCTATTTAATACACGCAATGCGTGATATATTTTCAGGCGAAAGGCGGTTTTTTTACTGATCGGGCACTTGGTTCTCGGCCAATACTCTTTACCGTGCAGGCCTTTTGAGTGTAATTAATTACGCGATCCCGGTTGCAGCATTCCACGCTCCCGTAGCTTCTTGCGATCGATCTCTTCCCTGATCCGGGCGGCCACATCGGCATCGACCGGCGCCTGCAGTATTGCGTCGTCGCCGTCCCATATGTGCTTTTTCATCGTCGCATCATCTGCCACTAAGCCGCGCGCGGCCTCGGCGCCGCAGCGCGGCGCGATCTCTCCTCAATCCAATGATATGCTGACCAACGATTTATAGGTTCTTTAAAATTCCCGTTTAAAATCAGCATCAATAATCTAGATTGTGATTCCGGTTGTCGTGGGTTCGAGTCCCATCAGCCACCCCAAATCAAGCACTTAGCGGTGCGGTTTTCTGAAATCTATAATATATAAAATCACGTATTATAGATTTCAGCGCAACGGCCGCACCTTCACCGGTGCGCGCTGGTAAGTCCGCCGCGTGATCGCCGGGCTTGCGTGATCGAGCAGCTCCTGTGCGCGGCCGGTCGACAGGTCTGAGGCGCTCTTTGCGCGGATGTCATTTTCCCTGAATCGTTTACCGCCGGCGCCCATATAGTCGGCCATTGACCGCGCCCAGGCGCTCTTGAAGCCATGGGAGGTCATGGCATTCCTTGATCGTGAAACGAATAGCGGCTGCAGCTCGGGCGGTTTCGGGAACTCGATCACCTTGTCATCGGAATCGCGGCGCGGCGGCTTGTGGAGCGCGAGCAGGGCGTCGACGGTCCGGCGCAACGCCCAGGACCAGCGCACGATCTTCACGCGGGCGGTCTTGCTGATCTCGAAGCGGATCCCGCGGTCGGCCAGGCTGGCTTTCGACAGGCTCAGCATTTCGCATTGCCTGGCGCCGCTCAGGCGTTTCAGCAGCGCATACCCGCGCAGCCACTTGGGTGCGTGCGGTTTCCACCTAGCTAGTTCGCTGGTGTCGATATAGCGGCTCCGCGGCCGTTCCTTGTTGCGCCTCACGCCGTAGCATGGATTCTCATTGATATCCCATTCCCGCAATCCCATCGCCCAGCTGTAGGCTGAGGAAAGCAGCGCGGCTTCACGGTTGGCGCGCACCGGCGCCGGTTTGCCGGCGCGATCGGTACGCTCGCGCAGATAACGGGCGACGTGCTGGCGTTTGACGGCACCGGCGGGCATTTGGCCGAACACCAGGCGCAGTGTCTTGGCTTCCTGCTCGTTGTCGACCAGGGTGCGCATGGCGGCCTCGCCGGCGCGCACCTGGCCCTCCCGGTGCTTCAGGAAGGCGTCCAGCAGCGCGGTGACGGTCTGCGGAGGAGCGATGTCGCGGGATAGGGCATCATGCTTGTCGCGGGCCGCCCTGTCCCATTCCCGACCCAGCGTGTGCCACTTGTTCGCAGGATCCAGATAGCGATAGCGGCCGTCCTTGAAATAAACGCGGGTCGGCAGGTGCAGATCGGTGAGGCGGCGGCGGGGCATGGCGGGTTATCTTACGCCTGATGCTGGAAAACCGTAAAGTCGGGCTCCGGAGCGGGCGGGGCGCCGGCGCCCAAACGATGCTCGACATGGGCGCGCGCGACGATGATCTCGCGGCGGTGGTTGATTTCGTGTTTGTATCCCTTTCCCTTGAGCCAGGCGATTTGCTCCTTGCGGCGTTTAAAGCCGGTGAGGTCGGCAATCTCTTCGGGGGTGAGGAACAGGCTCATTTATTTGTATCGAGTTTGGGCGGGGGTCATGAGTCCGCCACCCGGCCGCGGCGCACTTTATCAGCGACGATGACTTTACCGGCGCGCAGTTCTGAAATAAATTGTTGAACCGACGGTTCCAGGATGTCGGCCGCCTTGACTTGATCGCCATTGGCGGCCTCGATTCCCAGGCTAATGAGCAGGCGGATGTGGATGTCCGCGCACTCGGCGATCGTCAGATTGGCCGCGGTGGTGAGTTTCAGAATCTCGGTTGCGACCCGGCGCATTGATTCGGTGCTCATGCCTTCGCCCTCCTGAATGTCTTGGTAAAACCGCCATCGACGCAGTGCCCGCGATCGCGCAGCACGTTCGCCAGTCGCGCCCGGTCGTGGTGGCTGTGGTTGGCCTGGCGCAGCAGGCCGAAGTAGCTGTTGGCGGTCTTGAGCAGCACATGGGCGTTGATGGTTGCTGTGCGATGCAGGGCGTTGCGATAAGTGCGCCGGCGCAGGGTGGTGCGCCAGGGCTTGATCACCTGGCCGACGAAGTCGATGCCGCGGCCGACCGGCTGCAGGATGGTCTTGGCCGGGTTGATGTGGATCTGCAGGTGCGCCGTCAGGAATTTCTCGATCTCGCGGCGCCAGGCGTTGAGCTGCTGCGTGGATTCATGCAGCAAAATGAAATCATCGACGTAGCGGATGTAGTGCTTGCAGCGCAGTTGGTGCTTGACGAACTGGTCCAGCGCATCGAGGTAGATGTTGGCGAAAAACTGGCTGGATAGGTTGCCGATCGGCAGGCCTTTGCCGGCGGGCGCTTCGGACAGGCGTTTGTGCGGCGGGACGCGGGCCCTCAGTTTCGCGGTGCTCTGGTGAATCGCGCCGGGCCGCGGATCATGCCAAAGGATCTGCAGGGCAAGGTCGAGCAGCAGCGGGTCGCGGATACGAGCGCGGAGCTGGCCGGCCAGGATGGCCTTGTCGATCGAGACGAAGAAATTTTCCACGTCCATCTTGAGATAAAACACCGGCCGCGACCAGTTGCGGGTGATGCTGCGGACCTTGCGTTCGAGGCGTTCTACCGCATACAGGGTGCTGCGCCCGGGGATGCAAGCGCAGCTGTCGGCGATGAAGGTGCGCTCGATGGTGGGGCCGATCGCGTTGTAAAGCAGATGGTGGACGATGCGATCGCGGAATTCCGCGGCCCACACTTCGCGCGGCCGCGGGCGGGTGATGATAAAGCACGTCGACGGGCCGGGCCGGTAGGTACCAGCGGCGAGATCAGTGTGCAGCTTGTAGAGCTGGGTCTCCTGGTCCATCTCGAAGGCCATGGCGCTCTGTTTGCGGCGCTTGGTGCGCCGGCAGGCGAGGTAGGCAGACACCCACTCCGCGAAAGAAAAGCCAGCGTGGCCTGGGCGAGATTCGGCGGCGTTTTGATCTGCGGACGAGGACGACCTCCAGCTCATTCGACTTGTGGTTGTTGTTCTGGTTGCCGTTGCCGAAGTTCTGAGCCCAGGCATAAGCGTCGTTATGAGCGTACTGGGTCCATTCGTGCTATCCACGTCGCCGCGCCGAAGGCCGGGTGCTGCGCCGATCAGCGGGGCGACTGCGCCAGACTCGTCCCGGCCGAACAGATCCTGTTGGCCGGAGGTATCCGTTGCGCGCTTGACGGTGGCGCCGGATTCCGGCGACAGCGGCACGACCAGATTAAAATTACGCACGGTCCTGACCACCTTGGCGATCAGGAAACAGGCGTTGTTGCGCGCCGCCCTGGCTCTTCCGCCACCCGTTGGCCTGCTTGCCGATCGACTGCGTGCGTGCGACCAGGCGGGCATAGGCCTTGGGTGAGATATAACCCCGATCCCTGCAGGTCCGCGCGACCAGCTCGATGACTTCGAGCCGCTCGAGCAGACGCTGCAGTTCGGGCTCCTTGTCATCCGCCATATTGGCCGCGCGGATGTGGAGATCCAGTGCAATGCAGCCGTCGATGATTTTATTGCCCAGTAGGGCCTTGGCATCGCGCCGCATCTGCAAAATCACACTTACGGCTTCGCCAAGCAGATCGAAGCTGGCCGCGTAAATTTCGGTACTGGTGTGGAGAGCCACGCTGGAAAAACCTTTATGAATTATCGAATGGTTGAATTATTGAATAGGCACTCTGCGGACGAGGACGACCTCCAGCTCACTCGACTTGTGGCTGAAGATCTGGTCGCCGTCGCCGAAGATCTGAGCCCAGGCAAAAGCGCCGTCATGAGCGTACTGGGGCTTCAACCAGTGCCAGCTGGATTTGGCCTGATCGCGGCCGTTGGCGTA